TCTCGACCGCAAGATTGGCTCAACTATGTTTCAACTAGATCAATTGCGAGTAGGTAGGGATGCTTTTATGCAGCTTCTAAAGCAGGAGTTGGAAACACCTACAGCAAATATAGTTGAAAATGAACAGTGAAGAACATGTAAACAATCAAATTCAAAAGCAAATTGATGAAAAAATTAACTCAATTACTGAATAACAAATGCCTTGGGCAACAGTAGTTGAAACACTAGTTGAATAAAAGGAATATATAATGAAACAAGTAACACTAAGCACAGAACTCGTAAACGCAATGATGCAATATTTAGCGGCAAAGCCGTATCAAGAAGTTTACCAATTGATTGATAGTATTCAAAAAGAAGCAGCTAAAAGCGCTGAACAAGAAGCTAAATTACCAGAGTAAAACTTCAAGGGTTATCCGAAAGGGTAGCCCTTTTTTATCAAAAATGTATCAAAAAAGTGAGAAAAATGACGTATCTATAATGAAGAATATATAAGGGTTAAAACCTAAGTATAAACTTCAAAACAACTTAATCAACCAAAAGGATTTGATTTACTATGAAACAAAAGAAACAAAGCTCTTTTATCATAGCGGTCTTGCTAGAGTATGCCTTATATACTATGTGCTTTCTTTTATTAGAAGGTTCAAGTATAGAAAATGCTCTAAAAGCTGCTGCGGTACTTGTTGGTTTTACTCGTGTATTTCTTCCCATAATCAGACTAGAGGCTAAAAAATGATGTATTCAAAATTGATTGCAGATGAAGAGGGTGTAACTTGGTCTATAGAGCAATGGCTAGTAGACTTAGTAAAGCTTACAAGGAATCCTGTAACAGAGCTTCAATTGTTTAATATTCTAGGTAACGATCTAGACTTATACAAAGAATTCTGTATGGGTGACGAGGGGCCTTTCCACCAAGTTGGTTTTGTTAACGCACGATAGGATTTATCATGAAAGAAAAAATAATTGAAATATGTAATCATATGCAAGATACTATTGTTGGTCTTCGAAAAGCGGTTCTTGAATCTAGTGCTACGGATGGTCCCAAGGCAGCAGAGTTTATTGAATTAGTTTTAAGAGATTCTTCATGGGACTTGTTTGCTGTGATGTCTCATCAGAAAGGGCTATGCTCTGAGTTAACCTTAGACCTTGTGTCTACTTACTTAGAAATAGTTGATTATCGTGCTTCATTAAAGCTTTTGACAGTTTAATTTTTTGTATTTGTATCAACCAAGAGGATTTGAAAATGACTTTAGTAACTGCTTTCTCCGTAAACGACATTGTATTCATTCGTGATGATTTTAAAACAACTCCCGCAGATGCTATGGGTTTCCGCGTTATCTGTAATACACCTGATCACTCAGGTACGATTCCTGTTCAACGATTAGATGATGATGAGTATGCATGTTTGCCTGTAGAGGCATTAGAGACACGAGATCGCAAGATCAAAGGTCGATTCTGGAAACGGGTTGATGGTGCAACATTCTTTGCAGTTGAAGACCCTATTAAAGCTGCTAACTATGGTTTCATAGGTCAAGGTCAAAGTACTAGTCCAAGAGCAATTCGTGGGTTTGACTACTTTATAACCGATACCGTTGAGATTAACATCCAGTAATTTATTTGTTCGATAACCAAGAGGATCTATCATGAAAAAAGTGTTAGTTGTATTTGCTTTGTTTTTTGTTTTTAATGTGTATGCTTGCTCTGATGACGAATCAGAATTAAGCTATCAACTAAAAGAAAAAGTCATTACTCTTTATAGGCATTTGATTGTTGTTCAAGCTTCTTGGGCTTTATTTGCTAAACAATAAACACTTGAGAACCCTCCCGGCCACGGGGAGGTTAATATCAGTGGCATTTTTTATCAAACTCCCTGCTACGGGGAGTATAATCTTCGTAGCATTTTTTATCAAATTTTATAGGAGAGCTATGCCATTTTCAAAGTTACTATTGTTACTAGCAGGTTTATTATTAAGTCGTAAACTTGTTTTAAAGATTGAAGACTATTTAGATTCCGAAAAGAAGTTAGGTTAAAAATGATTGTTATAGAAAAGCTGAAAGCTGACTTACTAAAAAGACAGCAGCTTTTAAGGGTAGATCGACATATCCATACTGCCTTTTTAAAAGAAATAGATGCTGATGACTTGATTAGTATAGCGTATCCTTACATACTAAGAGGTCTTGAGAGAAAAGCAGCTATGGTAGAAATCATAGTACCTATTGGTAACGCTATACGGTTAAGGCAAAGTCTTAAAACAGATACGGTATCTGATGCTCAGGTAGGCTGGTTCATTGCTGTTTCTTTTATTGAATGTAAGATTCTAGGTTACAGGCTAAAGCACTTGTATCGTAATGGTAAAAAGAATAAACACCAATCTTACTTTTTTACATTAAAAGACTGGAAAGCAATCAAAGAGCTATGGAATCAGATCTCTATTGAAAAGACTAACCTGTTTCCTACGAGAACAGTCCCTAGTGATTGGGAAGATCCTATCCATAAGACAGGTATACCTATAATTAAAAAGGGTCACCCGCAAGCACTTGCTAAGCTACAGAAGCACACTAACCCAATAAATTACGATGTCTTAAATAAACTTCAAAAAATTGGTTGGAAAATTAATACTGAAGTGTTTAGTGTTTATCAACAGTGTATGCGTATTGAAGAAGGTGAGAGTCCCTTTAAGTTCTCAAAAGAGATTGATGAGCAAAAGAAAAAATCATTATTAATTGAGGTTGATGCAATTGAACAGATAGCATTGTCTAACATTGGTTCTACCTTTTATCATATGTATAACTATGACTTTCGTGGTCGTATTTATACTAATACTGCGTTCTTGCATGAACAAAGTAGTGACAACGCAAAAGGCTTACTACTATTCAGTAGAGGCTACCCTCTGCTAGAGAAGGGTTATTACTGGTTAGCAGTGCATACTAGTAACTGTTATGGTAATGATAAGGTTAGCTTAGACGATAGGTATTTCTTTGTATGCGAGAACATGGGTTTATTCCTATCGTATGCAACAGCCCCTATGCGTAATACAGATTGGATGAAGGCAGACAAACCATTTTCATTCTTAGCTTGCTGTTTTGAGTTACAGCATATCTTAGAGTTTGAAAGGGAGGGTAATAACATTGAGGATTACGTTTGTAGATTACCTATATACATTGATGGCTCTAATAATGGCGTACAACATCTTGTTGCAATGTCAAAGGACGAGACTATTGCCCACCTAGTTAATCTAGTCCCTTCTGAGCTACCCGGCGATGTCTACATGTATATCGCTAAATATGTTTGGGAAAAGCTAGCGGATAAGGCAAGTAAGCTTACACATCAAGAGAGAAATTCTTTTGAAGAAATTTATAACACAGCTATACAACTTCAAAAGGCTTACCAAGAATCTCCTGAAAAAAGCGAAGCTAAGGCATCTGCATACATGGCTGCTCAAGAATGGCGCAACAAAAATAGAGCTATCCGAGAAAAGCTTTACCCTGTATACTGGTTAAATATCGATAAAGCAAAAGATCAACGTAAAGTTGTTAAACGCAATGTTATGACGCTTGGTTACGGTGGCACAGCTTACGGTATGGGTCAACAAATCATTGAAGACACCCGTGATATGTCAGAGTATCTACGTGATAAAGAACATCTCTGGGGTGCTTTACTCGGTAACCTAGTGTTTGAAACTTGTTACGAGAAGCTCGAAGGACCTGCTAAGTTATTACGCCTGTTTCAAGATGTTGCTGCTAGAGCTAACGAAAGAAATGAATTTCTTGCATGGAAGTCTCCTGTAACTAACTTTCCAGTAATACAAGGCTATAGGAAGCCAGTAGATAAAAGAACTAAATTAAGATACGGTAACGAGGAATTAAAAATTATTGTACAGGCTTGGGAAGAATCTACTATTGATAAAGATTCTCAGAAGACAGGCGCAGCACCAAACATTGTGCATAGTCTTGACGCTGTACATCTTGCAATGGTGGTTAACGCTACACCCTATCCTGTTACTGTTGTACACGATTCTTTTGGTTGTCACCCAACTAATATGGATCATTTGTTTAAGCTAGTAAGACAAGAGTTTGTTAATTTGTATGCACAATACCCGCTACAAAACATACTCACTCAACTCGACTGCCTAGACTTACTACCCGAGCTAGGTAACTTAGATACAAGCTTGATACTTGAATCTGATTACGCATTTTGCTAATTTAATTGAAATCAACGAACTGTACCAGGGGACGCTAAAGAACTACTGGTATAGATTCACCACAAGTACGTTTACTACAAACAACATCTAAAAGGAAAACATCATGGCTATTTTAAAGAACGTTGAACTACATTTTGCTAAATTAAATCCAAAGCGCCCTAACGCTACATTTAATACTGAAAACCCTTCATGGGAAGTTCAGATTCGCACAACTGATAAAAAAGTTGTTAAAGAGTGGAAAGCATTAAATATTAACGTTAATCCTGTTCGTGAAGACAAGGAAGACGAAGACTCAAAGATTATCTACTACAAAGCGAGTCTAAAGAAAAGGTCAAAGAAATGGGAAGCTAACGCAGAAGGTAAAAAGGTTCTTGTTCCATCCGCACCTGTAAAAGTTGTTAGCGGTACACTAGAAGATATTAACCCTGATTCAATCGGAAACGGTTCTCTCGCTAATATTCGCTTATTTCAATACGAACAAACTATTGGAGAAGGTGCTGCTGAAAAACAAATTATTGTTTCGATGCTAATGGCTGTACAAGTTACAAAGCTAAATGAGTACATCCCCAAAGCACGAGAAGATGAATTTACCATGGAAGAATTCTCAGTTAATAGTGTAGCAGAAGCTAATAAAGATGATTTAAATGATGACATTGAGTTTTAATAAGTATAAGTAACTAAAAGGGAAATACTACGGTGTTTCCCTATTTTATCAAATTGATGAGGTTTTAAATGAAAAAAGTTATTAGTGTGCTAGCAATACTCTCCGTTTTTGGTCTAGCTCTCTTTGGCTGGATTAACAACATTGTGCTATTGTTTAATATGGATGGCCCTGTGGTAGGTGAGACCATTCTTCGTGTTGTAGGTATCATTATAGCACCTATCGGTATTGCTTTAGGTTATGTATAATGGTTGACTTACAGTATAAAATTATTTTAAGAGAACCAGCTAACGCTCGATTTATTGAACAGATGGAAAATAAAGTTATTCTATCAGAAGCAGGTATTGAGTATCTTCATATTGTAGAAAACGATATGTTATTAATTATTGGAACAGATGAGTTAGGTATTACAGAACTTTGTTCATTTCTCGCTCAATATTTAGAGCCTATAACAAATATAGGTCTTGTAACACAAATAACCACATGGGAACCAGAATGGCATACAATACAATAGTAGATCGTATTGCTGGGCTCAAGCCCTTACGTACTAATGCTGTTTATCAAGAAGCTTTCGAAGATGCTAAATATTCGGTATTAGGTCTAATTAAAAACTTTGGAATTAGCTCAGAAAAACAAGATTACCTGTTACTTTGTGCACTAGCTGATCTTCAAGGTTCCGCTATGCCAAATAATCATAATTGGACATCACATAGTCAAACAATTAACGAGATCAAAGAATATTTCAATGAAAAATAGAACAATATACCTTGCAGGTCCGATGGAACACGTATCTGTAGAAGAAGCTGTTGGCTGGCGAGTTACAGCTAAGTTTAAATTAGAAATGTCAGGTTGTAATGTACTTGATCCAACAAGGCGTATTCACAATTTTCAACAACGTTATATGAAACGCATCTTTGAATTAGATATGCGTGATATTCAGGAGTCGGATATTGTACTTGTTAATCTGGATAACCCTAGCTTACCTAAGCATGGAACAGCTATGGAGGTATTCTATGCTTCGTACGTTTTACGTAAACCTGTGGTAGCCTTTAAAGCGGACCCTACTGCTATTCATCCTTTCTTTGAATCCCTCGTAACCGAATGGCGTTCTACAGCTGATAAAGCCGTTGACACCTTAATTGCTGAGTACTTATAATGCCTTATATTGCAGATCGTTTTAAATCATTTCTTGACACTAAGGCAGTAATGGAGGTCGGTGACCTTTGTACTACTCCCGGAGAACTTAATTATGTACTTACTACAATCGTAAAAGAATACTTTGCTCGTACCGATAAGTGCAACTATCAAGCTATTAATGATATTCTTGGAGCATTAGAGGGCGCCAAGTTAGAGTTCTATCGCCGAGTAGTTGCTGATTACGAGAACATTAAGATTAAAGAAAATGGAGATGTATACTAATGGAAAATATGTACGAAATATTTGATGTTCAAGGTAAACTAAGAGATACTAGCGTTCGTTTACAAAGCGCATATAAGGCGTCTCTGGATATACCCTTTTCGGTTGTCCATGCTAGCTCTACTAAAAGTGGTAAAAAATGGTTGTTTAGCGAAGAAGATTTTATGACATATGCGGATACAGATTTAGATGATTGGGAACGTATACAATTTAAAAAGTACATAGCTGAGCTAGATAAGGCTAATTCAAAAGAATTAGATTTACCAAAAGAAGAACTTACATCTAGCAAGGAATTCAGTAACTATACGGTGAAACTAAAACCAAAAACAACAGTAGATAATAACCCAAAGACTCAAGTAGCCTTAAGTAAGCCACGACTCAGTGATGTGCCTCCTGTTTCTTTGTTTGCATTAGGTGCTGCAATGAGTGATGGTGCTGCTAAGTATGGTCGGTTTAATTGGCGCGATACTAGCGTAACAGCCTCTGTGTTTTATGATGCAATGATGCGACATTTAACTGATTGGTATAATGGTGAAGAACATGCCCATGACAGTAAAGTAAGTCACCTTGGTCATATTATGGCTAGCTGCGCTATCTTACTTGATAGTAAAGCAGAAGGCGTATTTATTGATGATCGCAAACCAAGTGAACAGTTAAACGTTTCTCGTTCATCACATCTTTGGATAGATTAGATTAATACACACATAGTAACACAATATAGGGTTTTAAATGATGCAGTACGCAAATCACTCAGGCTACTCAGACGTAACTCCATTTGAAGTTATCCAAGTAGTTTCCGATAAAACTATTGAGATACGCGAAATGAAGACAGAACGTGACAAAAGTGTTGAACTTAATTTCCATGTAGGTGGCTTTAGCGCACATTGCTCAAATCAACGTGAACAAAAATGGTTTATTGAGGGAGATGAAACTGCACCAGTGTTTCGTATTCGCCTTGGTAAAAAGGGCTGGAAAGATGCTCACGGTCGTTACTTTAGTCTTAGTGAAAAACCCATTAAGTTTTATGACTATAACTTTTAGGTAAAAAGTGCTTAATGAAATTAATATTTGACATTGAAACAAATGGATTACTCCCTGAGCTAGATACAGTATGGATGATTTGTACCTATGACATTGAAACAAAAGAAAGTAAAAGCTTTTGTGATCATGCTGTAGAATCAGGCTCTATCAAAGAGGGTTTGGCATATCTTGAAAAAGCAGAAATGTTATCAGGTCACTTTATACTTGGCTTCGACCTGTTTGCTCTTAAAAAAGTCTATGGTTGGTTTCCTCGTAAAGAAGTTGTTCTTGTAGATACCCTGCTGTTAAGCCAAGTCTTAAATTACAAAAGGTTTTCTAATGGTAAGCATAACTTAGATACATGGGGTAAATTCTTTGGTCAAGAAAAACCACCACATGAAGATTGGTTGAATTACTCTCCTGAGATGCTTCATCGATGTAAGGAAGACGTAGGGATTAACACTAAGGTTTATCAACATTTAATGTATGAGTTAAAGAGTGCACACGTTGATAAACTACCCCTTATTAAACTTTCTCTACGTAACGAGCATGATACGCTGTTATTTTGCTCTATGGCAAAAGAAACAGGTTGGCGGTTTGACGTAGTAAGTGGGAATGGTCTTCTAGTTGATATGGAAGCTAGAATGAAGATAGTAGAAGATATTGTAAATCCCCTACTTGATCTTCGAGTGAAAAAGCTAGACACTGAGCCTAAGAAGGTTAAGTTTTTAAAGAGTGGATTATATCCTGCACATATTGCTAAATATTTTAGCGTTACACAGGAAAGTGCTTTAGAAGATCGGCCTATTATGGGTGATCACTCTCGTATTGAGTTTATTAAACCAGATATCGGTAACATTGATTCCGTTAAAGAACATCTGTATACTATCGGATGGGTGCCGGATGATTGGAACTGGAAAAAAGAAGGTCGAGAATTCATTAAGGTTTCTGCAAAGTTAACAAGTAGTTCTCTTGAGCCTCTTGGTGAATTCGGTAAACACATAGACGACTACTACACTATTCGTTCACGACACAGTATTCTAAAAGGCTGGCTTGAACTTGTAGACAAAGACGGATTTCTACACGGTGATTGTTTTACTATCGGTACACCTACTTCTAGAGCTAGACACTCAATAATAGCTAACGTTCCCTCTGGAGGTTCAATGTATGGTAATGAGATACGTAAACTGTTTATTGCCAGAGAAGGTCATTCTATCATTGGTGCGGACTCCTCTGGTAACCAATTTAGGGCGTTGTGTCATTACTTAAAGAATGACGACTATACAAACGAAGTCCTTAATGGAGATGTTCACCAAAAGAACGCAGATGTACTTAGTAGTATTCTTGAAGAAGAAGTAGCTAGGCGTATAGCAAAGCCATTCATTTACGCTTACTTATTCGGCGGAGGCGGTGAGAAGCTATCCTTAATCCTAAAAGGTAAGCGAGATAAAAAGCTAGGTAACAAAGTAAAGTTAGAGTTTGCTAAACGTATTCCCGGATTACACGAGTTAATTACTAAGATTGGTATCATATACCGTAGTACAGAACAACAAGGTCATCCTTGGATACCCGGTTTAGATGGCACAAAAGTTTATTGTGAGTCGCCACATAAGGCGTTAAATTACTTACTACAAAAGTTTGAAGCTGTAACGTGTAAAGCGGCTACTGCTCAAATTAAAAATAAATTAGAAGAAGAAAATATACCGTATTTCCCTCTTATCTTCTATCATGACGAAGTTGAGTTTGAAGTACCTAATGAGTATGCTGAACGAGCCAGCGTGATTGCAAAAGAAGCTTTTAGAGATGCCCCTAAGATGTTCAATGCGGTTATTATGGACGGCGAAGCTAAGATTGGTTTTGATTGGTATGATGTTCACTAAAGGAAATAAAATGTTTGATAACCTGAATAATATTAAGCTAGAAAAAGAAATCGGTCAACTTTTCTTGGAAATACTACAGAAAGAAGATCCAAACGCAGCACTTGCGGGTGGTGCATTACGTAATTGGGATGAGGGAAAATCTTGTAACGATTTTGATTACTTTATGAATATGCCTTCTCATATGAGTCTAGGGCAGATGCGTAAAAAGTTAGAAGTTATTTGCGGTAGGTCTGTTAGTATTCTTTCAGATGAAGCATATCTATTCTCAACTGAAGCAAAGAAAGCTATCTCTGGTGTATTTGAAGTTCAATTACTTTCTAAGACTGTTCAGATTATTGTGTTGAATAACATGCGTGTTGGGGAGTATATTTTTAAACACTTTCCAGTTAGCAATTCACAAATTTGGAGTTACGATTGTAAAAATTTAGGCGTAATCAAATCAGACTTGTATGATTACGGTAAGAAATATAATTGTATTTTTGTATCTAAAGATATCTCTGCAACATACTACGAGAAAATCAAGAGCTACTATCCTAACAAAACAATGTTGTTTAGCACTTGAAACACAAGAAATATGATATCCTTTACATGGATATTGCTAAACGGATAGCGCAGATGTCTTTCGCTGTAAAGCGCAAAGTAGGTGCTATTGCAGTTAAAGACGACAATATCCTAGGTTTTGGTTTTAACGGTATGCCAGCAGGTTTTAATAACACCTGTGAGCATACTCTTGAAGATGGTAAATTAAAAACTAACACGGAAGTACTTCATGCAGAAACAAACCTAGTAGCTAAGCTATCAAGAAGTTCCTTAAGCCTAGAGGACGCAACAGTATATGTTACAGCAGCACCTTGTATTAAGTGTGCAGTGTTGTTGTCACAGACAAGAATCAAACAAGTGTATTTTGATGAATATTTCTCAAATGATGAGGGTATTTATCTACTAAACAAAGTCGGAATTGGAGTAAGTAAATTATGAAAACAGCATTTAACACATTCGTTCACAAAACACCAGCATCAACCTTGAGCTACTGCCCAGAAGACACACATGTGTACTTGAGTTTTGTTGATCGTAACGTAACGATTAAGTACCCTTTAAATTCAGATCGCGGTGCTTATCTTTCTCGCCTTGCTCAGAAACGCGGTGTGCGAAAAGTAACAAAGATTCGCAATGAAGAATCTACTAACCCTGTTGCATTTAAGCAGCTTTCATTGTTTTAATGATAGCACTTATTGATGGTGACGTTCTAATCTATCAGTCTTTATGGGGTTCAACATCTCTTAAAGACTGCATTACTAAATTAGAAGAACTAATAACTAACTGTATAGAATCAACATTCAGTGACGATTACTTAATTGCTGTTGGAAGCCCTAAAAACTTTCGTGATATTCTTTATCCAGAATACAAACAAACAGCGGGTCGTGTAAAAGCAAGACAGAACAAGTCTGAATATTTTGATGATTTAAAAGAATACTTAATTACTAGAGAGAATACTGTACAAGCGATTGGTTTTGAAGCTGATGACTTATTACGTATTTGGTCAGAACAAGCAAATGAACCCTTTATTGTTTGTTCAGTAGATAAAGACTTAAAATGTATCTCTGGATTACATTGGGATTTACGAAAACAAGTTGTAGATAAGGTTGACAAAGATCGTGCTAACTCTTTCTATTGGAAGCAGATATTAATGGGTGACCCTGTTGATAACATTCCGGGCATTGAAAGGGTTGGCCCTAAAACGGCTGAGAGAATCTTAGAAGGGCTAACTACAGATGAGCAACGTAAAGAAGTAGTTATTTCAAAGTACAAAGAGGTATACGGTGAACTTTGGGAAAGTCACTTACTAATGAATGGGCGATTAATACATCTTTGGAGGTTTGAACATGACTACTTTACAATCTAATGGTCATTGGGATTTCTCTTACAAAATTGATATTAATAAGGTACATGGTTTTGTATACATTATCAAAAATACTGAATCTAAAATGATGTATATTGGTAAAAAGATTGTAAAAGGGGGTGGTAAGAAGAACAAAGGCGTTGAAAGCAACTGGAAATCTTACACTAGCTCAAGTAAAACAATTAATGAAGATATACAGAAAAACGGAAAAGATAACTACAATTTTTATATTTTAGACACCTATAACACAAAAGGTGGTTTATCATGGGCTGAAACATGGTCTCAATGTATAGTAGAAGTACCAAGCAACAATCTAGTTTGGTACAATAGATTTATTGATAAAGTAAGCTGGCGATCGTCAGAGCATATCTCTAAACTCCATAAAACACGGTTAAAAAAATTAACTAAGGAATTTAATGTTGTATATTAGTGCTTTTGTTACGGCTTCAATAGCTGTGATACTTCTTATTGCTCAAACAATTCGTATCTTGTTTGACCTAGATTTGATTATGCCTTCAGCTGATCTTATAGTAATAACTCTTACTTCGCTCGTAGCCTCTAATATCTGTATACAAATAGCAAAGAGCAGCTAGTATATGGGAAAGATAGTTCAGAAAGATCAACCATGTTTATTGTGTACAAGTAGTGATGCTAGGCAAGTATATGATGATGGCGGATCTCATTGTTTTTCTTGCGGTAAACATTTTTTTGCAGATAACCAATTAACTAGCTTTGAGGAAACTACAGTGACTAACAAAAGGCTATCTCTTAGTGAGATTCAAGAGCTGAAGTCTAATACTTTTCATGATCGTAAGATTTCTAAGTTTGTAACTAACTTTTTTGAAGTTAAAGCAAGTTACGATGAAGAAGGTGAAATCGATACTCACTATTATCCCTACGGCGAATCAGAAATAACAAGCTATAAGATTAGAAAGCTACCCAAAGAGTTTTCGGCTACTGGTAAATTAGATACTCTTTTTGGTCAAAGTAAATTTAACGGCGGTAAACAGTTGATTATTACTGAGGGAGAGCTAGATGCTTTGTCTGTTGCTCAAGCTTGGTATGATAAACATAAAACAATTTATCCGGTTGTATCAATTTCAGGCGCTACTAATCTTAAGCCATTGCTTACGTACCGAGATTGGATTCGTAATTTTGGTAAAGTAGTTATTTGGTTTGATAATGATGAAGCCGGTAAAAAAGCAGCTGAAGAAGCCGCAAAAATTATTGGTGCTGATAAGGTTTATATAGCTAAAACTTCTGAGAAAGATGCTTCTGATACCTTAGCTAAATACGGTGATAAGGGTGTATTAAACGCAATCTATGATGCTTCCCGCTGGAGCCCTTCCGGTCTTGTTAGCTCAGCCGACACATGGGATATTTATAAAGAAGAACAAGGTGCTGAGTATATACCTTATCCTGAATTTGCGGGTGAGTTAAATAACAAGCTTTATGGTAGACGTTTAGGTTCTATTACAATGCTTACGTCAGGCACCGGTATGGGTAAGACTTCCTTTGTTAAAGAAGATCAATACCATTTACTTAAGACTACTGAAGACTTAATTGGTATTTGCTCACTTGAAGAATCTGTTGGTGAAGCAGTAAAAAATATCATGGCGCTGGAAGCTAATCAGCGTATTCAGTTACCTGATGTTGAGATTAGTGAAGAAGAAGAACGTAAATTATGGGAAGCTACAATGGGGACTAACCGCTTTGTATTCCTTGACCATCAAGGTAGCTTAGGTGACGAGTCCTTAATCAGTAAGATGGAGTACATGGCCCTTATGGGTTGTAAGTATATCTACCTTGATCACATTACTATCGCTGTTTCGGAATCAGAGGATGGTAAAGTTAACACAGCCATTGATAAAATGATGTCTGACTTACTTAAGCTAGCAAAGAGACACAATATATGGATTGGTGTAGTTTCGCATTTACGTAAAACAAGCACTAACCAAAAATCTTTTGAAGAAGGTGCAATACCCTCCGATGATGACCTAAAGGGTTCTGGTTCGTTAAAACAGGTACCTATGCAAATCCTTGCAATCTCAAGAAATAAAATGGAAACAGATGTGAATAAACGTAACACTTCTTACTTATGGATTCTGAAAGACCGATTCACAGGTCGCACAGGTCCAGCTGGTTCTTACCTGTTTAACGAACAGACAGGTAGGCTACAAAATAATAAGTTTGTTGAAGAAAGCTTTGACCTATGATCATAACAGTTTATATAGTGAATAAAGAGTACGATCGTAATGTATACGAGTTTGACGCTGACGAAATAGAAACAGCGTTAGAGCTAGTCAAATCCTTAGAGAAAAAGAATATTAATTGTATACTTTATCTCGCTTCAGATATAAACAAATCTGATTTGCACCCCTCATTAATGAAACTTAGAAAAGATATTAAATGTTAACAAAAGAAAAACTAGAAAATTACTATAATTTAATTATTAAGAATTTTGAGGATGAAGACGAGATTGTTTACTTCTTAAATAAACCAGAGTTGTTGCGTAAATTCGATGACAAGGATCGCGAGTGGCTAGTTATGAAATGGCTACATGAGCAAGGGTGGGTAGAAGTAATTGAAGACGCTCATCAATCTCCTGAAGTCATGGAACTAGGTTGGGAGACACCAGATGCTGCATAACGGTATTGAGATTGACCTAATACGAGATGATTTACTAGCAGACTACTCTAAAAGTATGGTGCTAGAGTTTTATGCTGCCAAGGGTGAGACATCTCCGCAGCAAGTATACGCAAGAGCAGCAAAGGCTTGGAGCACTTACAAAGGTGTTACTGACTTTGAAATGGCTCAACGTATTTACGAATATGTATCTAAGAAATGGTTTATGTTTGCTTCTCCGGTGTTATCTAATGCACCTAATGAAGAGGGTACTGTAAAGGGGTTACCTATCTCTTGCTTCCTAGCCTATGTACCAGACACAGTAGAAGGCTTGATTTCGCACTCAAGCGAATTACGTTGGCTGTCTGTTATGGGTGGGGGTGTAGGCGGTCACTGGGGTGACGTTCGCTCAGTATCAGAGATTGCACCCGGTCCAATTCCATTCTTGCACACAGTTGATGCTGATATGACTGCCTATCGCCAAGGTAAAACACGCAAGGGTTCCTACGCTGCATACCTTGATATTGAGCACCCTGAGATTATTGAGTTTATGAGTTTGAGAGTACCTACTGGTGATAACAATCGTAAAGCCTTTAACATCCATAATGCAGTAAACATCTCTGATGACTTCATGCAAAAAGTTGTTAATGATCTTGAGTATGAACTCATTGATCCAAAGAAAGGGCCAACAGGAGAATTCTTAAATGCTCGTAAAACATGGCAACAGCTATTAGAGATTCGTTTCCGTACTGGTGAGCCTTACCTTAATTTTATTGATGCAGCTAACCGAGGCTTGCCTGAAGCATTAAAGTCTAAAGGTTTAAAAATTCATGGTAGTAATCTATGTAATGAGATTCACTTACCAACAAATGAAGATCGTACAGCCGTATGCTGTTTAAGCTCAGTTAACCTAGAGTACTATGAAGATTGGAAAGATACGAACATGGTCAATGACTTGATTCGTATGTTAGATAACGTACTAGAATACTTTATTGAACACTGTCCAGAAAGTTTATTGCGAGCTAAATACTCAGCAATGATGGAGAGATCTCTGGGTTTAGGAGCAATGGGTTTTCATAGCTATTTACAGCGACATAATCTAGCGTTTAGTAGTAATAAAGCTAATATTCATAACCAAAATATGTTTAGCGATATTAAAACTAAAGCAGTTAACGAAACCAAAAAGTTAGCTGTTGAACGCGGTGAAGCAGGGGATTTAGTTGGTTATGGTGTTCGTAATGCTCACCTACTAGCTGTTGCACCTAATGCTTCTTCTGGTATCATTTTAAGTACATCACCTAGCACAGAGCCGCATAAAGCAAATGCCTATACCCATCGTACTAGAGCTGGTTCATTTCTGGTGAAAAACAAGTATCTAACAAGGAAGCTTCAAGAGCTAGAAAAAGATAATGAAGAGGTATGGAATAGTGTTATTACTAACGGTGGTTCTGTAGCACAGCTAGAGTTCCTTGATGACCACACTAAAGCAGTGTTTGAGACTAGCTTTGAGATTAATCAGTCTTCAATTATTGAATTAGCGGCTACTCGTCAGAAATTTATTTGTCAAGGTCAATCTGTAAATTTATTCTTCCCTGCGGGTATAAGTCGCGGGTATGTAAATAAAGTCCATTTAGACGCTTGGAAAAAAGGCTTAAAAGGTTTGTACTACTTACGTACAGAAGCTAAACAAAGAGCAGAAAATGTTTCTCAAGGTGTTGAACGTAATGCGTTAGCAGACAACAAAGAAACTATTATTTATGGTAAAAAGAATTGTCCATTTTGTGAGTCTGCAAAGGCTTTACTAGATCGACACAGTATTGTGTATAGTTATATAGATATCCAAGAAGCAGGTAAGACTGCTGCTGAAGTAACAGGACGAGCAGATGTTCGTACAGTACCCCAGATATATCTAGAGGGTCGTTATATCGGTGGTTTTGAGCAATTACAAAAAGAACTAGCCATTAAGGTTGATAATACTACAACGGAGGAATCAGATGAGTGTTTAGCTTGTCAAGGATAATATGTCACTACTACAATTTTCAAAAACATACAAGCCATTTTCACAAGAATGGGCTGTAGATCTAACTAAAAAGCATGAAGAAATTCACTGGGTCGAAGAAGAAGCAGATTTGTCAGAAGACGTCAATGACTGGCGTATCAAACTCACAAGTCAAGAAAAAGAGTTCATTACTCACATTCTACGGTTGTTCACTCAAGGAGACGTTCAAGTTGGCCAAAACTATTATGATTACCTTATTCCGAAGTTTAAGAATAACGAAGTCCGAGTTATGCTTGGTTCTTTCGCTGGTCGCGAAGGCACACACCAGCGAGCATATGCGCTTCTAAATGACACGCTAGGGTTACCTGATGAAGAATATCATAAGTTTCTTGAGTATAAAGAAATGTCAGATAAGATTGATTTTATGTCTGATAATGATACAACTTCACAAACAGGTATTGCTTTAGCATTAGCTAAAGGTGTATTCAATGAAGGTGTAGGCTTGTTCGCTTCATTTGTAATGCTGCTTAACTTGCAACGTTTTGGTAAAATGAAAGGCATGGGTACTATTGTTGAATGGAGTATTCGGGATGAGACTTTACATGTAGAGGGTGGTGCAAAGCTATTTAAACAGTTTTGTGCTGAACACCCACGTATTATTAACGATGAACTTAAATCAAAGATTTATGCATTGGCAACAGTAGCAGTAGAATTAGAAGATAAGTTTATTGATCTTGCTTTTGAATCTAATACTGTTCAAGGTTTAACCTCAGAAGAAACAAAGCAGTATATCCGCTTTATTGCAGATAGGCGCTTACTACAGCTAGGTCTAAAGACTATCTTTAAGGTTAAGGAGAATCCTCTGCCTTGGCTAAATTGGATCTTAAACGCAGTTTCTCATGATAACTTTTTTGAGAAGCGAGTAACAGAATATTCCGTAAATGGGATGGTAGGAGACTGGGAATGGTAATAGAGAATAGTGACTACGAACACTTTAAGAATACAGTATGTGGGCAATTAGAGTCTACAGAGTTCTTCCAACTACAAACAACCGATCAGGGTAGGTACGAAGCGTATGAGGCGGTCTCAATTTCTATTCTTGATGCTGCTAAAACAGTTGATGAAGAAGCGTTCTTATACGAAAGCCTAGATACCTTACTTGATGAAAAAGCAAAACTATACGGAGTTACAAGAGAAGATGAACAATCAATCTGAAGAAAAGCAGTTACTACACGACTTTGAAAAAGAAAATCGAAGGTATGGTGAAGAAAATCACCGTAAAAAGATGACCCCTTATAAGCGAGTACAGAACAAGCAAGATTATTCAGAATTACTCGAAGAAGAAGAATATGACAACGATCTATAATAAGTTAATAGAGAAATATAAAGAGCTTAAGGGTTTAGTTATTTCTATTGACGAATTAACAGCAGAAAGTGAAGAACTAGCATACGAGTTATTTCTTAATGGCTCAAAGGTTATTGTACCGCATAGAAGCTCTCTTGACGCGAAAAGAACTTCTGATTCTCTTAGCACGAAAATTGCGAGACTATCTGGTTCAGCTTTACGATATCAAGTATCTAATCACGCAAGCGTGTATCAACAAAAAGCGGACTTAATGATCTGTTTCAACAAAGGAAAATTCGATGAAAAATATAGCGGAGCAAAACAGTTCTACTACGTTGAAGACTATAATGTCACAAATGAAGAGTTCTCGGAAACCAGTCAGCAAGACGAATCGAAACCTAAGAGGGGGCGTAAGCCAGGAACTAGAACTCTTTGATCAGGGTGTATTAACCCTTTGCGATGAGATTTCTTTAGAGTCAGCAATGCCTATTGCTAATGCGCTCCTTGAATATAACTTAATGGATGAGAGAGATGCACCACCGCATATTACTTTGTTCGTTAATTCTACTGGGGGTGATTTATTCGCCACATATCATCTAATTGATATGATCAAGCAATCGGACATACCAGTTCACACTTTAGGTATAGGCTGTATTGCTTCTGGTGGTATTATGTTGTTAATGGCTGGCAAAAAGGGTCATCGTTTTGTTACTGAAAACACTTACTTAATGAGTCATCAGTATTCCACCGGTGTATTTGGTAAAGAACACGAGCTGCGTGCTTCAGTATACGAGCTAGAGTTGCAATCTAAACGTATGGTTAATCACTATGTTAAGTGTACAAAGAAGTCTGAAGCTTATGTTCGAAAGCATTTGCTGCATCAATCAGATATTAGTATTAGTCCCCAAGATGCCGTAAAACACGGTATTGTGGATAAAATCTTAGCAGTGTATTAAATTTAGGGAAGCCTTCGGGTTTCCCTTTTTTATCAAAAAGGTTAGTTATGCGAGTATTTGTCTACTACAATCTTCACAAAGAGTGCTTTAGTATTAAAGCCCTTGAAGGTCCTAACAAAAATAAGGTAATTGGATATCGAGATGAAGTTGATTTAATTGATGTTGAATTTAAGGTAAGCCAAGCAGGAAGGGCACGTGTACTTAGGGAGCATAAGAAGAATGTTCACGCAGGTGCTACAGGTGAGCTGATTAGACCTATTGTTTGTAGTAAAGAATTAATAGAAGTAACTTACAACCCCTACGTTAATGAAACTTTTGTTAATAGGAAAAATAAAAAGCCGGTTACAAAGGCTTTATATGCTTTACTAACAAAAAAGAAAATCTTTATACAAGTAAAATGAAAAAACCTACTGGATACGTAATATACGAAGGGTCTTCTCTTTTAAACGGAGAGCCAATAGTTGCAATACTTACACTTAAATCAGCTAATGTAAAGACCGGTGATGTAGCGACTGTATGGTACTTACATCAAAATATTAACCCCATTGAAGCAAAACAGACTGGAGCAGACAAAGCAATTTGTGGCAGCTGTCCACATATGAAAGGTAGCTGTTATGTTCAAGTTTATCAGGCCCCTAATAACATTTTTAAATCATACAAAAAAGGTATTTATCCAAAAGAAAAACCTGAAAATCTTGTTGGGATGTTTAGTAGTATTAGATTTGGCGGTTATGGTGATAGTGCTTCAGTACCTACCCCTGTTAACAAGTCTTTAATAACCGACAATTTAAAAACAGTCTTAGGCTATACTCATCAATGGAAAAGTAAAACCTTTGATCCAGAAAACCTTGATTTTTGTCAGGCTAGCGTAGATACTCTAAAGGATGTTGAATTATTTAAGAGAAAGTTCCCTAATAAATTCTATTTTAGGGTTACTAGAAATATTGACAAAGCTTTACCAATAAATGAAGTTGTCTGCAAAAATGTAGTAGACCCCACTATCAAGTGTAATACTTGTGGTATATGTAATGGAAATAAGGCTAATGTTGTTGTGCCGGTTCATGGTGCAACCAGCATTATAAATGTGTTTAAGAATAACTTTAAGGAAGATAAATGACAGATCAAGAATACAAACAAATTGATAATTTGGCTAAGATGTTAATTAAAGCACCAACTCACAGTGATTTAAATGATGACTTTAATCAAGGGATATCTTATGCAGGTGATCAATTACGAACTTTGATTCAAGAAATGCACACCCCAAGGCAGGTTGCTTGCTTATTGAAAGGAAAAGAGAGTGTTTAAAGTAAAACGTTGTGGTGATGATACTCTCGTAGATATCTTATCTCTTTCAACTAAAGAGGATTGTCAGAAGTTAGCTGATTGTTTATTTGGCTTCCCTGTTTATGTAGAGTCACTAGTACCTACTTCTTTTCTTGACTCTTTGGAAGAACAAGAAATGGAAAGAGTTAGAGACCCTAATTGGAAAGCTATGTGGTGGCACGTTGATGATGTTCGCTGTAGTAGCTCAAACGAATTAACGGATTACGATTGTCAAAGCATATTAGACATTGCAATTTACGCGCATAACCCAGAATATGGTTTTTCATGGGATTCATTACGCGCTGCTGAAGAAGTATACTTAAGGGATTACAAATGACTCAAAAGCTAGCTGATTATATTGCCCAGTACCTACATTATGAAGTTGAAGAATTTGATATTGACTTAAACATGGAAGAAACAAGCTTCCTTGCTTACTTAATTCAAAATGCGATAGAGGCCTACGAGGGCGGGGCGGCTGAAGAAGAAGACGATGAGCACACTACAGCAATTAACTGCAATAATATACTCTAAAAAAGGCAGTATACTAGCGGTTGGGAAAAACAGTTATACAAAGACACACCCTTATCAAGCACATTGTGCAAGTAAAGTAGGTGAGCCAAATAAAGTGTATCTTCATGCTGAAATTGATGCAATAATTAAATGTAAAGATATCAGTAAAGCGCACAGAATATCTGTATTTAGGTTAGGTGCGAATGGTATGTATTTAAATGCTAGGCCATGCAAAATCTGTATGAGTGCAATTGAAAGCACTGGTATTTTAATCATTGAACACACATAGGAAATAAAATGTCAAAAGTTATAAGATTAAGTTTGCTTGAAGCGGTATCAAAAGCTAAGGCGAAGCTTGGAAGTCTAGAAGCAGCTAATGAGAAGGGTTGTGTTGAACACTCATTCGTAGCAATATGGCTTTCTTTAAAGGGAATGATTAACGATAATGGCTTTGAGTTGTCTTATGGGCTTACTAACTATGTTCGCAGAGAGCTTAATAAAGAGTTAGATCTATTAGGTTTTCCAAAAGATAGAGAAAATACTGCTAAAACTAAAAATAAGGGTATAGTACAACAAAATGAGAGATTTCTCTGGTTATGTTTCCTAGAAGACTACTTTACTTGTAATGACGTAATTATTAGGTCTTTCTCAGAGCAATGTAATAAACCCGTAATTACACACAAACGCAATCGACTTGCAGGAACTACTAGCATATGAACAGAGAAGAATTAATAATGGATAGTACTCAGTACTGCTGCTATTGTGGGTGCGAGAAGGCACGGTTCCAATGCTGTGGTGAAAACCACTTTCAGACATTTACCGAGATGCGCCCTGATGAGCAAGATGAGTTTTTGGACAACGAGGAGTAAGTATGATTAAAACATCAGAACTGACAGGCTCCGCCCTTGACTGGGTAGTGGCGAAGTGTGAGGGGTTTGATACTCGCAACAACATGTGTGTATGGTACATACCCTCCGAGGCGGACAGTGATGACGTGATGCACTTTGAGTGCATGGCAGACGATAAAAACCACGCATTAGAACAGTGCCAAGGCGCTTACCCTAGCTGCGTTGTCACTAGTATCGGGCGCATTGACGACGAGTACACCCCATCAACCGATTGGGCGCAAGCTGGGCCAATCATCGAACGGGAAAAGATAGGTTTATTTTTCGATCGTGCTTGTGGTAATCGCTGGCGGGCAAGCCATATAACTGCACACTATCAGATAGCCCAAACGCCACTCATCGCAGCCATGCGCTGTTACGCGGCAAGCAAACTCGGCGACACCGTCGAGATACCAAAGGAGTTGACATGACACAAAAAATCAAAATTTCAACATCAAAACGGATTGCTCGATCTGTTTTGATGTATCTCAATAGCTGTGTTGACCCGCAAGCGGTCGATATAAACGACCAAGTTGACGGATGGTTGGCTGAAATCGGGCTGGGATGGAAGCTGAAAGAAGGATCTTATATCGACGGTATCGCGTGTCAATTCATCGGGGTGCTTACGCGTGATATTCGACGCATGGCCGTACGGAGATAACACCATGAACGAACGAATTAAACAACTTGCAGCTCGTGCAGATTTACTAAAACATTTTGGAGAAGAATTATGAGCGGCGGGCATTTTAATTACACACAGTATCAATTAACTCAAATTGCTGATGACATTGAGCAACTAATTATAAATAATGATAATGAAGAGTGGAATGAGTGGGGGGATGTTACAAATCATCACTATACAGCAGAAACTATTTCGGCATTTCAAACCGCAGTCGATATGTTGAGGCAATCTTATACATATGTTAAACGGGTGGATTGGTTAGTGTCTGGGGATGATGGCGAAGAAGATTTTCATACGCGCTTACGAAAAGAATTAAGGGAGAAGAATTATGATTGAATATCAAGTCAAAGTTAGTAAATCTGGAACAGAGTGGTATCTTAATGGTAAAAGACATCGTGAAGATGGCCCAGCAATTGAGTGGTCAAGGGGTTGTAAGGAGTGGTGGTTGAATAACCAACTGCATCGTGAAGATGGACCAGCTGTTGAGTCGAGCAATGGTCACAAGTCGTGGTTCTTGAAGGACCGGCTACATCGTGAAGATGGACCAGCTATTGAGTCAAGCAACGGTGACAAGTCGTGGTTCTTGAATGGAGTGGAAGTAACCGAAACGGATGTGATGACCCCTGTCAAACAACCAATCAGACATAAGCCTTGGGCTGGGTTAACTGAGGAGGAGGTGGAGCAGATTGTTGATAACAATACACTTTATAGAGAAGGCTACCAATTCGGGTGTAGCGGTAAGGGTGTTGCTCAGGGAGTTGAAGCTAGGTTGCGGGAGAAGAACACGTGAGATGTATTGTTAAAGATTGTGAAAACCACTCTAATGAAGGTAAATTTAAGGGGGTTTTATGTTATCCATGTCATGCGTTTATTACGAACGGCGAAGGTGTTCACTCACAAGTCTATAGAAATACAAAGCGTGAATGGGTTGGGCTAACAGCAGAAGACTACGACTCAATGCGTCCCCGTGTGCCGTACACCGTCAATGATTTTGCGCTCGCAGATGTCGCAGCAATTGTTGAAGCAAAACTTAAGGGGAAGAATTATGGCTAATTTAGAAGTTATGAAGCCATGTCCTTTTGATGGGAACCAGCCCGAAATGAAACATAAGGATGGTTCATGTGGATATTCCCCGGGGCAATACTACCTTTCCTGCGTCTGCGGGTGTAGTTCGCCCAAATTTGACGATGAAAAATGGACAAAGAGGAAGGGAACTATTAGTATTTCCGACGAGGCAAAACAATCTGCGTTACTTTGGTGGAATAGGAGGAACACATGACTGAGCGAATTGTCACGGACGCCAACGGGCACAACCACCTCACTACAGAGCCAATGCTTCACCAGCCAAAGCGTGAATGGGTTGGGCTGACGGATGAGGAAATCTGGAGTGTTTATAAGCAAGTGGACTCAATGCAATATATGGAATTTTCTCACGCCATTGAAGCCAAATTAAAGGAGAAGAATTATAGCTAAAGTAACATTACTACCTAGGGATGTAGAAAAGATTAAAGAGATCATTGAACTAAACAACATTGTATCTGACATAACAGTCGAATGTGATAGCAGCTCAGGTATCGGGTCTATCATAACAATGAGTTGGGAAGAAGAACACAACGGACTAAACACCAAAATGACTATTGAACTTTCAGGCGTGGAGAATTGGTGATGGACTATGAGGAAATAGGCGCTGAGATGCGTAATGAAAAGGATGCTTTAATACTGCAAGGTCTTGTTAAAGAGCTCTTTGATAAGTATTTAAACCGAGTGGAAGAGAGTGATAGCGGTACTGAGTTCAGCCCTATTACACTTAGCTGTTGTAGGGTTATGATGTTAGAGCCGTTGAATGATTTATTAACAAGGATGGCAAAGCTGTCTGGTGCAAAGGCGAAGGTGACTTATGAACTTTAAAATAACAATATGTGATGGTGACGTGGATAAGATTACTGTTTCCAACTTACAGGAGACATTAAAAAACTTACAAGAGGATTTATCTCGTAGAGAACACAACAAAGGGTACGCCATCTTTGTGTTAGACAAGGAAAGAGACGTTATAGAGATTAACAAACGAATAAACGCTACTAGTATTATGATTGATTATTTTGTAGGAGCTATAGATGAATGATGAAGGAACGGGCAACGTGAGCCTATTACGTGAGAACGAAGATGGCAGTGCTGTCTACCAGTTTGACTTTCCACCAGAGGCACTAGCAGCCTTGACGCGGTTAGGCATACTCACTGCTATAAAGGCAGGTATTAGTGAAGCTAAGAAACTAGCACCTGATTATGAAGCTGACCTAGAGTTCACAGAGGAGATTAAAAGCTTGGCTGAAGAGGCTGGATTTTGTATGTGGCAGGATGAGAGTTACAAGCCGGAGGGTGAGGTGGTAGACTGGGCTTGTAAGTATGACAAAGAGTTAGTTAAATTTTATCATTTAGTTAGAGCAATGTAAACATATGAAAAAAGCAATAGCAACCGTGATATTGGTGTTAGCTAGCTTGTCAGCTTCGGCAGTAACTCTACCCTTAAAATGTAAGTTATATGACGATAGTGCGGAAAGACTTGCAAGGATGGAATATACTGTTATTATTCGATCACAGCTAGTTAATGTGTTTGGTATTGGTTCTACATGGCTAGTAGAATATCGTAATAAGAAAACAGGAAATGTAGCAGCTTTTGTATTAACTAAAGATAGTACTTGTTTGCTTTATGAGTATGCAACAACTCAATAAACGGTTAATAAAGCAAAGCACTTGATTATTATGATTCTATTTTCTTAAAGAATAATACAAAAAAAAAAATGATAGATATATTTGAGTTAACTTAGGATATCAAATGATTTTAAAGATGAGTGACATTATTAAAGGCTCAAAGTTGCTACTATGGGATGGTACTGACCATGAGTCATATCATACAAGAAATGATAGTGAGCTAGAAGAATATAGCTGTTGCGCAGTTTATAACTCGGCGCAAAATATTACTAAGCAAAATGATGTTGATTTTCATTTAAGTGAAGATATCAAAATCATAACAGCAGAGTTAGTATTGGCTGGCTTACCAGATCCAACAAATATCTGTTTCGACTGTAATACAGAAGAAGAAACTCAGGCAGTAAGATTTATTTGGCTCTGCTTTCTAGAGCTGTACTATAAAGAGAATGAAACAGTTATTGAGGAAAATGAAAATGCGTAATAGAGGAGCTTCCTATATATTTATACCTAATTGAAAAAATAATGAAAGATAGAGTTATCTTTGGAGAAAATTACGACCTTGCTGGTTGGTACTTTGTTTTAGGTATAACATTAGTCCCTGATGTCGGTACTCACAAGTGGTCATTAGGTTTTGAATTTGGTTTTTGGCATATTGTAATTGGGATTGGGGATAAAAGTGGAATTAAATGATTTAATGCGACCCATCGAATAAATTAATTAAAAGATAATACTATGTTAAGTTACACAAATGAAAAAGGAAATAATAATGCAAATTGAAGTTAATGATGAGATGGTTGATCAGCTAGTTTTAGAAAATATCTCAAATACTTTAAGATCAATGGAAGCTGATCTTAAAAGTTACGAAGACCCTAATCATGGTTGGATAGCTATCTTTGATACTAATGAAGAAGTCGATAAGGCCAAACTTCGTGAAATGAGAGCAGCACTACGCCTTGTAGTAGATTACTATGGTGGAAAAGACGTGGAAGCTTACGAAGATTACGAAGATTCAACTGAAGATGCTACATCAGAAAGTATTGGCTCCGTTAGCTTGATTCGTGAAAATGAAGACGGTAGTGCAGACTATTCAGTTAATCTACCATTAGAAGCGGCAGCTGCTCTTACTAGGCTTGGTATTTTAACAGCTTTGACAGCAGGTGTTGCAGATGCTAAGAGACTTAAACCTACAGATGCCGTGGAGTAGTAATGAAATTTATAATTAGCATAATTAGCGCGTTTATCTTGTTTTTTACGGTTTCTGTAGCAGGGCTAATCGGTATTGGCTTTCTCGATGCAATAATAAACGAACCGTGGAGGTTTGTAGGAGATGATTAATAAATGTCAATGTAGTACTTGTAGCTCCCCTACTGACTATTTAACAAGTGAGTTTACAGTGGAATATGACGGTAAAGTGTATTCTACAAGAGATGATTTAACTCGTATTCTGTTTAATCATTGTCAAGAGGCTGGTGCTTTTAACTTATATCGAAAAAAGAAAGAGTACTGTAAAAGTTTATTAAGCTCACTACTTAATAACCCAGAGCTTGAACAACTATGGTGGGATTCAACTAATCTAGCCTTTTCAAATCAGACACCTAATGAGGTCTTTAAAGAAGATCGGGATCGTGTTTTTAACTATTTAAACAAATTTATAGGTAACCAAATGAAACTATACGAGTTAACTAGAGGTGACAAGTTCATTGTTCATCCCGATGTCGAAAAAGAGGCTAACGTATACACCTTTGTTAAGCTAGATGGTATGTACTCTATCTGCTTAGATAAAGAAAAAGAAGTAGTACACTGGTCAGTGTCAACCCCCGTTATACCGGTAATACACGTAGAGGATACTGTAAATGATTAAGAAAACTTCAATCTTTCTAGTTGGTTTTATTCTATGTTTTATCTTCTTTGAAGCTAAAGCAGAACCACAAATGGCGACTGTTCCTGTACTATGTGAACCTCATGTTATTGTTGAGAAGACATTGCAAATGCAGGGATTCAAATCTTCATATGTTAACAAAGATGTAGTGCTATATCAAGGTGCGGAAGCTAACTTAATAGAGTATACTAACCCGAATACGGCTATAACATATGGTTTACTAAGGTTCTCAGAGATGTCTTGTTTAGTCTATAGGTATAAGGGCTTGTCATTATGATGATATATATACACCTATTGAGTAGTGTTGCTAAGGATTTTTTTAGAGATATTCAATACTACTTCGTAGATTCTTTTCAAACTAAAGTAAAAGGGTTAGTGCCTCTCTGGGAAGTAAATAGTAATACGATTATTGAATATAAAGGTAAGAAATACCTTTTTAAAATGTTTCATGGTTTTAAAGGCTACTGCTTAGATTGTAACAGTGAAGTTACTTACATTGACTGTAATGAAAAAGTAAAAGAAATAAAGAAGCTATCTAAACTAGATTAGGGGTTTTCCCCTTTAAAAACAACCCTCTGGGCTATCTCTTTAACTTCTTAATTGGGGTTTTAGGGGTAGTTCAGAGGGTTTTCTCTCTTTTTTTTTTTTCGTTAAAAATCATGGACTTGCACCAGGGGACGTTAAAGAATAAGCTCCCTCCGCCCGGGTGTAATTATTAGAGTTATAGACCTATTTTAGGAACTACACCCTAGAAATCTTTAAGATTAGAACTAGGGAAGCACTACCTAAGAAGTAACCTTAGTTACTCAAACCATAGTTATTATTATCCTCATTATTGTAACCCTTAGTTGTTTTAATCCTTAAAATAGTAATACTAATATTAATAAACTACCAGGGGACGTTAAAGAATACGTCCTATACAAAACAAACAAATTAACCTTGGAGAACCATTATGCTAGATGGAGATCACAACTCAGTATTAGCAGTAGTCGGTAGCCTTCTTGGTGGTGTTGGATTTTGGAATTATTTGAGTTCAAAGAGAAAGACAGATCATGAACAGCAGAAGGAATACCTGCAGTCTTTAATCGCTCAAGTAACCAATCTCTCTGCTAAAGTAGAAGTACTAATCAAAGATAAAGAAGAATTGTTACGAGAAATAGCTGAACTTAAGGCTGACCTAGCCTCCGCTAATTCAGAGCTAAGCTCAATGAGAATATACCTTGTCAACAGAGATAGATAGGGTTTAATTATGGAACCTATCTCAGCAACTTTATTGATAGCTACAACTGCTTTTAATACCATCAAAAAGGGTATTGAAATTGGTAGAGAAATAGAAGACATGGGAGGTCAGCTCGGAAGCTGGTTTAACGCTGTCTCTAAAATATCTACTGCAAACCAGAAGGCTCAACGTCCTTCAGTTTTTAAGAAGTTTTTATCAAGTGGTAGTGTGGAGCAGGAAGCCCTAAATGCTCTCATTGCTAAAAAAAAAGTGCAAGAGATGGAGTCAGAATTAAGAACTATCATTATTATGCGTTATGGAATACCTGAGTATAAAGAAATGATCGAGATGCGTAGAAAGATTATCCGTGATAAAGAACGATATATTGCTCAACGTAAGAAGAAACTAAGAGATTTAGTACTCTACGCTATGATAGCAATAGCTACTAGTATGCTCACCTACATTATAGGTTTAATAGTATATTTAGCGATATAAATTAAAGGAAATTAAAATGGCTATAGATTCAGACGAAATAGCCACTACCGATGTTAAACCAAAGAAGAAGAACTCTCATGTTGGTACTATTAAAAAAGGGCAGAAGCTCGAGGGTAGTGGAAGACCTAAGGGTTCAAAACAAATATATGGAAAAGACTCGGTAGAACGTCTTCAAGAGTTATGGTTCGACCCTATTGAGCGAATGGTGATACAATACCACAAGATTGATGATATGATCTCTGAGATGAACCTCGGTAAGCGTAGATACTCAGCGGTTGCTATGCAGGGTTTACTAAGTACACAGGCAAGCATTATCAACAACTTGATGAAGTATGGTTACCGATCTGTACCTGAGCGTAGAGAAGTTGAAACAAGCACAGTAGAACCTTTACGGATTATACTATCTGCTGATTAACTCGATTATTGTTATATAAAGTTATTATATAGTATACAAAATAAAAATAAGGAAGTTTAATAAACTATGTCCGAAGTACGACTCCACAAAGGTCAATCGCAGATCATTAAGTATTTGTTTTCAGAACCTAACACAGTTAAATACGCTACAGTGATGGCTTCACGAGGCTTTGGTAAATCATTTCTAGCAGCTACCGCAGCAGCAATCGCTGTGAACGAGCTTATACAGATGCCAGCAGATATGCCTAATAAAAATGTCTCTTTAATCTGCCCTACATATCAGCAATCTCAGGATATTTATTTCCCTATTCTTGCCTATCAATTAGGTCTTGAGAATTTTGCTGAAAAGAGTTCACTTAACGCAGGTACCTTTTGGTTCCCTAATAACGTTAAGCTTAAGCTATGGTCTTATGAAGCATCTGAGCGTATGCGTGGAACAGGTCAATACTTTGTTGTATGTGACGAGGTTGAAGACTGGACAGGTAGGCCCGGATTAAAAGACTCTTGGGAATCTGTTATTCAACCTACTATGACCACTCGTTGGGGTGGCAACCACAAAGCACTTGTCATTGGTACTCCTAAAGGCTTTACTTATTTTTATGATATGACACAGCTTAGCGTTATTGATCCTCGATGGAAACACTTTCACTACAGCTATCGTGATTCACCTTACTTATCTGATGAAGAAATTGAACGAGTAAAGAAGACCATTGATCCTCTTAAATTCAACAGAGAGTATGAAGCTAACCCTGAAGAATCAGGTGCTAGGGTCTTCTATATGTTTGATCGTAAGGTTCACGTTACAAGTGACTTGCCAGAATTTACAAACAATAGTGATGGCAAAGAAGATGTGCATATCGCAATTGACTTCAACATCGGTATCATGGCAGCAATTGTATTTGCTGTGAGAGCAGGACAGGTTCACATTCTTGATGATATGCAGAACGTACTCGATACAGAGTCTCTGGCTAAACGTATAAAAGATTTGTATATTAGCAAAGGGCATAAAGTTAACGCCTATCCTGACCCCGCTGGACGTGCTCGTAAGACAAGCGCTGTTGCAGGAGCTACTGACTTTAGTATCCTTGAGAGTTACGGTATACGAACCTTTGCTAGGTCTGCTGCACCAAAGATCGTTGACTCTGTTAACGCTGTTAACCGTAAGTTCCGTAATGCTGCAGGAGATATTGATATGTATATTCACCCAAGAGCTGCCTCGACTATTAAGAGTCTCGAGCGTACTGTATGGGTAGAGAGCAATGCTGACTCAGCAACAATTGATAAATCAGAAGGTGTAGAACACTGGACCGACGGCTTAAGGTATGCCATTGAATACCTATTTCCTGTTAACGCACATAAGAAGTCTACTGCTTCTAGTTTTATGTTCTAACTCAAATATCTTTAATCTTAGGGAAACTATGGCAACAACTTTAAATAATTCTGGAATAGTATTTCCAGATAGTACGACTCAAACAACAGCCGTCCCTTCTGGGTATAGAGAAATTTATTCAGGTGTGGTAAATGCAGCGGGTTGGTATTATACTCACAATTATACTGCAAACAACTCTTCAGTAAATATATACCAATTAGGTTTTTGGTGGACCTTGAAGTATGGGTCTAACCAAACTAATAGGCAAATGTATTCTTCTGATAGCTTCTTATTTCATACCACCGTTAATGACTATTACTATACTGCTGCCAATGGATCTGGCCTAGAGTATAATATGTATACTTCATATAAAGCAATAGCAATCGGAAGAGCTCCTAGTGAAACTAGACTTAGCTATATGATCGAAAGGAATGATTTTTACCCCTATCCTAACAACATGAATGTTAAAATATTTGCAAGTACCGCTACAGATATAACCTCCGCAACTTTTGGCGGAAATATTAATCTTGCTACTCAATTACCCGGTAGAATCGCCAATGCTAGCAAATGGGCACGACCTTATTAAAGGAATAAAATATGTATAAAATTTATGTAGATGATGAATTTATAATAGAAGTTGAAACAAGAGATCAAGTAGATGTTGAGGCTGCTAAGCTAAGAGATACAGGTATTTTTGCTTTTCAAATAGTTGTAGTAATCCCAGAGTCGGAAGCCCTTGCCATTCAACAACAAGGATAATCAACGAATTAACCTACTTTATCTTTAGAAGTAGCTCTACAATAAAGAAAAGCGGTAAGTTTAAGGACTTATCAAAATATGCTATTTACCTATACTATAGGGTGAATCCACAAAAACCATATCAGTTAACTGATTAATTTAGACACTACAAACATGACACAAAAATCCCCTTACGAATTACGAGCAGAGTTACTTACTCTAGCTAAATCTTTCCTTGATGCTGAATACCAGCGACAAGTAGACTTAGCAACAGTTATGTATCAGCAAGTACTAAAGAACACCAAGGCTACCCAAGGAGACCTTGCTGAGTTCACTCCACAAATGTATAACTTTGGTGATATTGTTACAAAAGCTAATGAGCTTTATTCATTTGTTCAGAAAAAGTAATGCTCAAGATACTAAAAGAATACTTAATGGTTATTGGAAATTTTCTTGCAACTGAGTCTGATGCGCAGGCTAAGCTAGAGTTATTCCTAAGAGATAAAACAATGATGTCACAACATGACTTAGATTATTGGATTAAGGTGTACAACCGTACTCACCATTATTACTAATTAACCTACCTTAGGTTCGTTTGCAGTACGTAAAACTGTGAATCGGGTAACACTGGATAAACGTAACCAGATTCGGGTGAGAGTCCCGTCCTTATTTCGGAGATTAATATGACAATTGAGTACCAAGGTGAAACCTTTGCAGGTTATAACAAGCCTAAACGAACAGCTAATCACCCTGAGAAGTCTCACGCTGTGTTAGCAAAAGTAGGCGAGACCATAAGACTAATTCGTTTTGGTGCTCAAGGTGTTAGCGGATCACCCCCTAAAGCTGGTGAGGGTGAATCCGATAAGTCTAGGAGAGATGCTTTCTTTGCTAGACACAAACAAGACATTCAAAAAGGGAAACTCAGTGCTGCATATTGGGCATACTGGGTTAAATGGACTAACCGCTATAGTAATTAACTTAAGCTAACAAGGGGACTTAATGCCAAGAACTCGAAAGATGACAAGACGTGACCGTGTGGAAGACCAGCGTATGTTGGGTGATATGGGTGTTCAAGTAGAACAAAAACCAAGAACACCAAGACAATTCCACATTGAACCTATGAACGGTAAGCAAGAGAGGCTGTTACAAGCTATTCGAAATTACCCTATTACGGTAACTATTGGTAGTGCAGGTACAGGAAAGACATACTGTAGTACTTCCCAAATAGCTAACTTGTTCCTTTCAGGAAAATATGAAAAGATCGTATTAAGCCGTTCCAACGTAGGTACGGGCAAGAGTATTGGTGCTTTCCCCGGCACCGTACAAGATAAGATGGCACCGTGGTTGTTACCTATTACTAGTGTTCTAGAAAAGAACTTTGGTATGGGATTCTACAAGTACTTAACATCAAAGAATGTTATTGAAGTCCAGCCCCTAGAGACTATTCGGGGACGTAGCTATGAAAACTCTCTTGTTATTGTTGATGAATGTCAGAACTTAACATTAGAAGAATTAAAAGCTATTACAACTCGACTTGGTGAAAACTCCAAGATGGTATTGTGTGGAGACCCTGCTCAGTCAGACACCTCTAATGGCTCTGGTGTATTACGCTTGGTAGAGCTATGCCATCGCAACAACATCGATATCCCAATTATTAGATTCACATCAGACGATGTGGTTCGCTCAGACATTGTAGGGCGCTTAGTCAAGATGTTTGAAAAAGAAAACGTGTAAGGGCCTAAAGGTCTCCTTATCTATGCTTATATGAAAGAAGACAATTAATGGCGAACTTAACAACTACTACAACTAAGGCGGCAACAAAATCTGTTGGTGATCCTTCAGCCTCTTATGAGTCTCTACGCACCCTCTGGAAGCGATCACGGGCTGTCCTAAATGGACAAGCTCAAGCAAAAGCTTACGATGACATTCTCGATGTTTACACCTACAAGAATTTGTTATTGCCTTTTAGCCCTAAGATGACACAGGAGCAATTCAACTTCTATCGTGCAGAGGCAGAGTTACCGGGTCTAGTATCCCAATATGCTAAGGTGCTCGTGGGTGGACTATTGCGTAAACCGCCTCAACTAACACTACCTGATAGTGTACCTGAAGGTGCTGAGTCTTGGTTAAAGAATAACTTTAGTGCTGACGGTATACCTATGCTATCTTTTCTTGATGAAGCTATCTGGGAAGAACTACAGACATCTCGTGCGTGGATTATTGTTGATCATCCTGAAGTAGATAATTACGATGAACTTTCCCCTGAACAGCGTGACATGATTAGCCCCTATGCTATGGTTGTCAAGGCTGAAAACGTTATTAATTGGCGTAAGGGTAAGGGTCGCTTTAGTAATGCTGAGACATTAACTAGTCTGGTTATGCGGTACTATATGCCTAACTATGATAGTAATCCGTTTCATCCTGACTATGTAGACACAGTGAGCCACTACTATCTCGATGAAGAGGGTTATTTTGTTACTGATACTTATCAGCGTAGAGATACGAATGACACTGTTGATGTGATCAACGGTAACTTAAGTCCGCAGTATATTCAGTCATTAACTACTCAAGATTGGTCCTTAATTAGTACGCAAAAACCCCTAATGCAAGGTGAAAGAATCCCATATATTCCGGCCTTCCCTTTAAACGGTCAAGTAGACCCTATTGAACCTGCCCTACAACCCCTTGTAGACCGTGAAGTATCATTGTACAATAAGATATCCCGCCGTAACCATTTACTATATGGTGCAGCAACATACACCCCTGTTGTTATGTCTGATATGACTGATGAGCAGTTTGATGATATCGTTGGTGCAGGTCTAGGTTCGTGGATTCACCTACGCAAAGAAGACTCTATCAAGGCGCTTGAAACACCTACTGGCTCATTATCTGATATGGAAAACGCTATATCAGCTACTGTTGAAGAAATGGCTAAGATGGGCATCCGTATGTTATCACCGGAAGGTAGTGGACAGAGCGGTGTAGCTCTCGAGATCCGTAATGCTGCACAAACAGCACAATTGGGTCTGTTAAACAACAAGATTTCTAAGACAATGCAGTCAGTTATTACTGTTATGTTAAATTGGAAATATGGCTTAGGCTTAAATGAATCGGATGTAGATTTTACTTTGAGTGCTGACTTTAATCCAACACCTATGGGTGCTGATTGGATGCGACTAATTACAGATTGGTATCAGCAAGGTATTATCCCACGTTCTACTTTTATTGCTATTGCTAAACAGAATGATATTCTGCCAATTGACTACAATGATGACGAAGGTGTTTCTGAGATTCAAACAGACCCGCTTGTAGGTACTAATGCGTCTAACATTGATGCTAGTATTCTTGAGAACCTAAAAACAACTCTAACAAAAGGAGTCTAAATGAAAAAAGTATTAGCTATTATATTACTCACATTATCCCTGACAGCGTGTTCTGCATTATCTGCATTTATACCGGGAATGGGTGGTGGTACTAATGTAGCTGCTAATACTCAAATAGGTAAAGAAAATAAGCAAACAGGCGTTATCGTAGGTGAAGTTAAAGAAAACAAAGTTGAAGCAAATGACATTGGTAAATTAAGCCAGTCAGAAAACGCTATTGAGGCTGCTCAGGTATCCATCCAAAACTTACCCCCTTGGGCTATTATTCTTATTATTCTTGGATGGATTTTGCCTTCTCCAATGGAGATATGGACAGGAACTAGGAAATCTATTTCAGAATTCTTTTCTGGAATAGGTAACGGTATTAAGTTTATTATTAGTTTATTTAAGAAAGAGTAACAATGGCTATTAACGATGATCTCTACGATAGAATTGTACAGCATTTAGCTGATACAAGGCTATACGAGTTAGAAACACAAACTAATGTCTCTCGCGGTATTCGCAGACACCAGAAAAGGCTTAGAGATCTTCTAGTACGCAATATCCGAGCAGATATGAAGCCTGAGATTACTCGCGCAATGAAAGAAATAAACAGTATTGCAAGTAATAGCGTAAATGATTTTGCTGGTGCAGCTTCCTCTTTTCATGCTAACAACTTACAGAAATCTACAGGTAGCTTCTTTAAGGTTATAAAACCTTCTGCTGCTGAAACAGCAATTGATATCATTGGTCCAAACATCAAAGTATCAAAAAGCTTAAAAGATCATTTTAATTCTATTGGTTCTGGTGAATTAAATAGAATTAATGGTAAAGTTAGAGATGGTTTAGCAAATAAATTATCACAAAAGCAGATCATTGAAAGTGTTATAGAGACAACCAAATTAACCGAATCACAAGTTAAATCCCTTGTGAGAACCGCTATTACCCGTACTGAAGCTGTGGCTATCGATAAGGTGATGGAAAGAAACAAGGACATTATTTATGGATATCGTTTTACTGCTGTACTTGACGCTCGAACAAGTACTACCTGTTCCAGTCTCGATGGTCAAGTATTCCCTCTCGAGGACGTTCGATATAGACCACCTCTTCACTGGAATTGCCGATCAGCGTTGGTCCCCGTTTTAAAGACTAAAGAAGATATACTAAAGACTGACTCAGAGAGACTTAAAAAGCGTAAGCTACAAGAAGTAGCTGCTAACCAGCTTAATGGTAAGTCACCTAATGTTGAGGATTACTCTACTTGGCTATTAAGACAGACCATGGGTATTCAAACCCAACACCTTGGTTCAGAAGAAGCTGCAACGCTCTTCCAAGCAGGTACTCTTAAAGTAACAGAGTTCTTTACCGCTAAAGGCCGTGGTATTAGCATTGCTGCATTACGTCAACTAGATAATGCTAGGACGTTAGTATTCCCTAACCGACAAGCGGCTATTAGTAAGATTGACAATGATGGTAATAAGTTACTAAGCATCAAGCGACCCTACGATCTTCTTCGGAGTACAGATTATCAGAAACAATTAAGAGCTCTCTATATTGCTGACTCTGATGATATTCGTCAAGCTATGTCCTTAACTGACTTTAGAGGTACAACTTTAGCCGGTAAACGTAGCGTCCGTATGCGAGCTAACAATGAATTTGATGAACGTAATCAGTCGTTTGATCCCTTTACAGGTGAAGTTAAGTCTACACTGCTTTATGACCCTGACCTGTCTGTCTATCAAGAACGATTGGACTTCCTTGACAACTCTAAGTTGCTAACAAAAGACCAAAAAGGATTTATTAGAGACTTTGCTGAGAGCCTTGAAGATCAGGTTAGTGTAAATAATCAATCAGTTATTGTAGAGAATCTACGTATTCTATTTGAGCGTTATGCCAAGGACAAGACACAGTGGGATGACTTCATTAAGGTCTCAAGAGCTGAACAGCAGTTTAGTGTAGCCAACGTATCTCGCATCCTCGATAGACGGTCAAGAGAACGAGCAGAACTGTTTGCTAAATACCTTGGTGGTGAAGAGGCGAAGGTACAGATTCAAGGGCGCTACTTCTCTTTCCAAGATTTAGTTGAGAATCAACTCGGTAATCAAAGGTTTATTGACAACTGGTCAAGAGACTTTGGTAGAGAGCTAGCACGCTCAGTCTACTACCGTGGTAGGTCGCCGTTACGTACCTACTTTTTTAAGCCTAGTAATATTGACGTTAACGATAAAATACATAACTGGATTAAGACAAATATACCCGGTGCTAAAGCATTATATATCCGAGAGTTAGATGATATTGAGGTATTCAAGAAAATCAAACAGAAAATAAACTCTGTTAAAGATTTTTTAGATATCGATAAGCAATTAACATCAAGCAAAGAACAAATCAGAAAAATAATTGACTTTGAAATATCAGCAAGAAGCTTAAAGAATAAATACGTAAATAATTTTCTTGATGAAACTTTAAATGACAAACAAGCTATTGATCTCCTTTCAAAGATTCTAGCAGGTGTTGCAGACGGTAAGGCTACTGATTACGATTCTATCGCTATTAATATTGGTAAGACGCTAAGAGACAATTGGAAATTACCTTTCCCATCGTATAAATCTACACTCGCTGACTACCACAAAGACGGTTCTGATATCCTACAGCTTTTAAAAGAGCAAGGAAAGATCAAGATACAGCTGAGAGGTAAATCAAGACGAAGTGTTACTGACCTCGAAACAGGTAGAGCTACAGGTGCTTGGAAAGACACAATATCAAGAGAAGTTCTCATTGTTGATAAGGATATGCTGGAGCTTCAATCGAAGAATCGACAAATATTACTCACTCAACGATTTGGTATTACTAATAATCGTGATAAACTATTTGTTAAAGCAGGTCAAAAGACTTACTTTGATGCAAGAGGTAAAAACACAGGTATCAGTATTATTACAAGACGTGCCTCTGGTAACTATGATAAGGTATTAGTAGATAAAGACTTTGCTAGGATGCTAAATCACACTATGAGTGTTGAGTACGAAACTGATCTTGATTTTGCTTCGTTTATGGATGATCTTGTACGCTTTAGAGACCCACGAGGTAACTCTGCTAAGTATGATGAGATTAATGAGTTCAGAAAACTTATCATAAAACGAGGTGATCAAGGTTACGGTTTTATGCAAACTGTAAAGTACCACAATCAACGAGGTAAGCCCTTCACAGTAGTAGCCCAGATTGATGGCAGGGGACGCGTTTACTATCAGGGATACCTTACCCCTACCGGAGGTGAAGTTGTTCGACCGTTCCTCAACTCTGCTGTCTCTCAGCCTTTTGGGTTGCAGGAGTTGAAAGAGCTAGCTGTTCAAACAGGCTCGTTGATCGGTCCGGCTACAGAAGCTCTATCTAATGCGGGTAGGTTGGCTATCTTTGAAAAGAATGAAGCTGATATTTTATCACTTGGTAGGTTACTGTTGTCTAAGACTCAGAGAGATCGCCGTATAAGGGAATTTCTTGAACATCCTCTTATTGTAGGATTAGAAGCTGAAGAAGTACCTAAGATGTCAAGGTTAGCTCTTGAGTATGCACGAGTCTATGATCATGTTAACGGTAACTTTACGGATGCTAAAAAGTTAAGTACATATCGCACAAAGCTAATGATTGAGAATGACGCTTCTTCAAGCGGTGCTCAGATTATTGGTTTAAGCACACGAGATAGAAGTATTTCACTAAACTCTAACGTAGTACCTACTACACAAAAGAACAGGTTGTATGACCTTGTTGCTATGGACACCGTTGGTGATCCTGAATTTCAGATGATTGATAAGCTAGCTGATGCTAATATTCAATGGACTGATTTACAGAAAGCAGCAAAAGCACAAAATATGGTTTCATTTTACGGTGCTGGTAAAGCCACACAAGCCGCTAACATTGAAGCTAAATTTGCGGGTATCCTTCAAAAGAAAGGTTATACCGTAATTACAAGAGAAGAATTGCGTGGTGTTAACAATCAAATTGATAAGTTAATACGTGACGCTGACCGTATTGGTGCAGATAACACTGTATATGGTCTAAAACAGTTAAAACGTGAACTGATAGATGTACTAGAAAACGAAGTCCCCGTGGGACGAGAGTTACTTGCTGCAGCTAGGGACGTTCACCCTGATGTTGAAGCCTTCGTGGATAAACTCTCAAATACGAGAGTAGGTCTAATCGGTCCTCAAGAATTCAGACAAGTATCCGAGATTATGTCAAGGAAGCTTGCTGAAAGAGCACCCATTACTCAGAAGTTCGTTCAGTTCTGGAAAGAAGCAGCAAAGATTTATGTTGATGAAACTCAAAAAGTAGATATACCTTGGGTTACATTCGATAAAAAAGTGCTGTACCAACGCTACCGTCCTAAGATTCAAACAAGTATTGAATTCAAAGACCCTATAACAGGTAGAATGGTTAGGAACATTTATGAAGCAAAAGCAGAAGATGCGACATTATTAGGAAAAGCTAGTCTAAACAGAGCGGGAATCGGTATGGGTGTTAATGGTAATCATATGAATGACGCCAGTATTGTTCGGCAATTCCATTTATGGGGTGCGAGAAGCAATACACCTACAGCTACAATTCATGACGCTTTCTTTACAAACATCGGTAATGCTCAAAAAGCTAAAGATGCCTTAAGGGTTATTTATGCAGATTCACTTGATAGTGATACACTATTAAATACGCTTAAGCAACTACGCCGAGAAGGAATGTCAAGAAAGAGTTATGATCTGTTAGTAAAAAGAGCCATTGAAGATGGCTTACTAAACCCAGCTAATGCTTTGACTAGAGAAGAGATTTTAGCGCCGATTAGACCCGGTTATGATTTTTATGGAATCGGTCCATAACAAAACCCCCTAGAATTTGTAATTCAGGAAAAAACTTAAAACACGGCTGTGCCGAAGGAAAATAAAACAATGAGTGACTTAAACGATAATCTAGATCTTAACAAAAAAGATGATTCAAACCCATCAAACAAAGACACTGAAGCTTTGCTTGAAAAAATGGTTGAGGAACGTCTTTCTAAAGTTAAGGCAAGTCTAGATAAGGCATACGCAGAACGTGATGAAGCTGTGAAACTACGTGTAAACCTTGAAGAAGAAAAGAAGCAACAAAAGTTGTCTGCTATGGAAGCTGAAGGTAAACATAAAGAAGTAGCTGAGATGAAAATGGCTGAACTCAAAGAGCGTTTACGCTTAGCTGAGGAACGTAATACTTCATTATCTCGTGATGCCGCTGTTCGTGATGCTCTCACCGGATTAGACTTCAGAAATGATCGCTCACAACAAATGGCGTATCGTGATGTGGTTGATCAGTTAGTTCAAGACCCGGAATCCGGAGCTTGGATTCATAAGTCAGGTGCATCCATTAAAGAGTTTGTTAATGCGTTTTCAAAAGATGAAGACAATACCTTCTTGTTTAAAACCAAGACTAACTCAGGCACTGGCGCTGGCGGAATGTCAGGCACACCTAAGTTAGACCCCAATAAAAAGATGTCACAAATGACAACTACTGAAATGTTACAGTTGGCAGCAACTGGCAAATTAGGAAACTTTAATTTATAAAATTAATTCTAGGAGAATTTAAAAATGATCGACCATACTCTATTTAAGAACGTAGCACTTGCTATCAGTGCCTACTCTGACGAAGCGTACACAACCGCTAAGAAATTAAACTCTACTGGCCTAGTCGGTACTGATGCTCGCATCTCTACTACTGGCGAGAGCTTCACTGGCCAACTCCGTTGGTACAAACCTTTGGTTGCTAACATCAACGTAGCAAGCCTAACAAACGCAGCTAACGGTACTTACACTGACGTATCTACCGAAATCGCCGACTACATCAAGTCTGTTCGTACTTTTGGTTCACAACAAGTCAACCTACAGCAAGTAATCTCACAAGAAGACGGTCTATTGAAGATTGCTCGTGACTTTGCTGAAGTACGTGGTACTGACGAATCTAACGCTGTTGTATCAATCCTTAAGGGTGTTGCTTCATACGAAGTTAGCCGTGGTGCTGGTATCGTAGGTTTTAGCACTGATGCTGATACCTCAAGTGTTGGCGCTTTCGTTGACATCAACGCTGCTAGCGTATTCGGTGACGCCGCTTCTAACGCTGCTACTGAGCGTAAGTTATTTGATGCTACCGCTATCGGTGCTGCTCGTGGCCAACGCTTGTTCCAAGCTATCGGCATGGCTTACAAGGACAATGAGCCTGACTTTATGTACATGGTTACTAGCCCAGAAGTGCTAGCTGAACTACGTGCTGCTAACTTAGTTGATACCACTACTGTAATGGACGGCAACTTAAGCTTCCAAACTGTATTCGGTGGAAAATTCCGTTTAGTTGTTAGCCGTGTTGACCAAGGTAACTTAGCTGCTTCTGCTAACGTGAATGCTCAGTCTGTTAAGACTACCTTCATCGTTAAGCCCGGTTCTATTGCTTTCTCCCCAATCGCTATGCCTGCCCCTGTTGAAGTTGACCGTGATGCGGCTTCTTACACTGGTGGTGGTTCTACCTCTATTTGGTATCGTTACGGTTTCGTAATGCATCCAATGGGTTACGACTGGGCTGGTTCTACTGCTGCTTTTGCTACCAATAGTGCCTACAGCACTGCCGGTTCATGGGCACGTAAGATGGATGCATTGAATTTAGGCATTCTCCCTATTCTACACGCTTAATACCTTTAGGAGGAACTGATGGCACTAACTCTTAATGTAAACTCATATGTAACCGTCAGTGAAGCAGAAGATTACTTTGATACCCGCATTGATGCGAGTTCATGGAACTCTGCTGATGCTGATGACAAGGAGTCGGCCTTAGTGACTGCAACTCTCATACTTGATGAAAATCAATTTATAGGGGCTGCTGTCAGTTCCACCCAAAGTCTTGCATGGCCTCGTACTAGTGCTAGCTACCTTGACACTAAGTTAGGACAGCGAGTAAATATTGGCATAGGTGAAATACCTAAAAGAATGAAATTAGCTGTTTTTGAAATGGCTAATCATTTACTTGCCAATGAAAATTTACTTGATAATACTGCACAAACATTTGAGAAAATTAAAATCGGTTCTATTGCAATCGAAGATAATAGCTCAGACTATATGCCACCACCCTTGGTTCCGAATACCGCAAGGAAATTCTTAAAACCGTTACTTGTAGCCTCTGCTTCAGGTAATTCATGGTGGAGATCTAACTAATGGTATCAAAAGCTAAACTACAACTTGCTGTAGACAAAGCTTTTAGTAAACTAGATGCTCTAGCTGTTACGGCTAAATTCACTAATAAAACAGTAACATCCTTTGATTTCACTGTAGGCGAGATTGTTGCACAATCAAACGTCTATACAACCAAGGGTTTTGTTGAAACTACTAAATCAGAAATCGGTAATACAATTTCAACCTTTTTATCTCTTACGGTAAAGACAGGTGGCGTTAATTTTAATGCTTATACCACGGTTGAGATTGACGGTATTACCTATAACTGTTCTGTTCTATCAGGGAATGCTTACGTAACAACTTTTAAGATTGGAAGGACAACATAATGTTTAATAAAATTAGACAAGATATTTATGGTGTTTTTGCAAGTAATCTTTGGGAAAATCTAGGAATAAGAGTATTTCCTGAGAATTATCAAGGAGATATCGGTACTCAGTTACCGTATATTCGCCTTACAATAATTCCGGGTGTCGCTACTCTAAATTCACATAATTTAGAGAAACAGCTTTCTGGCAGAATGGTTTTATCTATTTTTGTAGATAATAATGCCGGAGATAAAGACCTATACGAGTTAGCTGATATAATCAATGATTATTTTCAGGGTAAGACTTTAACTAATGGAACGCAATTTGGACCAAGCACATTAATACCGCTTGGCATAGACAAGATTAATAGTTCAATCTACAGAGGCGACTATTCAATCACTTTTAAGAAATACGGAGAATAAAACAATGGCTCACATTACATCCATCGGCGCAGGTATCTTTTCTGCGCTAGCAGTAAGTACTACTGCAATTACTGACCTAACAACTGTCGATACAGTTGCTGAGTTAGAAGCATTATTCGCAACTACTGGTTTCACTGAAATCAAGAACGTTCGTGAATTCCCACAAATCGGTACACCCGCTAACATCGTTAACGTACCCGTTTACGGTCAGAAGACATCTAGCCAGATCCAAGGTCAAGCTGATGCTCCTTCATTAGAAATGACCATTAACTACATCCCTGCTGACTGGGCACCCGGTACTACACTAGGCGCTTTGGTTGGTGACGGTAACGTTTATGCGTTCCAGTTTTCATTACTAAACGCTAAGCCTACAGCCTTAACTTCTGCTGGTCTAGCTACTGTTGCTAACTCTAACTTCTACTTTGTTGGTAAAGTTGAAGCAATCTTAGTTAGCCCACAGCTAACAGACGCTAACCAAGCTACTTTGACTCTATCTATTTTAGGTGATTTCTTTGGTCCTACGACTCAAAGCTAAATCTTAATAGAATCATAGAGTTATACCAGGGGACGTTAAAGAAGAAGACTCTTTCCGCCCTCCGGTTGCTTTTCTTTACACCTATAGGTTATACTTTATATATTATTATAATGATACTTATAGGTGTAATTCTCTTATATATAGGACAGTATTATGGACAGTAAACCACCATTTAGTAAATCATTTGTTATGAAGACTACCTTCCGACATATGAAGCGATCTATCGATATTAGTATTGGTAAATCATTTGAACGTTTAAAAGATTTTGAGAATGATAGCTCGGTAGGTAAGGAAATTATTGAAACCTTATCAGTGCTTCATACTCTTGGTAAAGTACTTGATGAATTTCAGGAAAATAATAAACATCTATTCATTGATAATAAACAGTAAGGAAAATAGTTATGAAACATTTAATTGGTAAGAACATGGGAAAAGAAGTAGACTTTATGGAAGATAAGGTCACTATTAAGAAGCTAGCTGTTTCTGAGATTATGAAAATCCAAGAAGTAACAAAGAAACAAAAAGAAGGTGATGAGCTAGGCACCCTGCGAGTAATGATTCGTTTCGCTGTTGAAGGCGCTGGCGAGATGAAAGATAGTGAAATTGATTCATTCCCACTTGATGAACTAAGTAAGCTAGGTGCTGAAATTGTTAGGTTCTCAGGTATGGGTGGTCAACCAACAGAAGTTGCCGAATCGGGAAACTAACTGAGGAAGAACAAGCTATCTATGAGTTAGCGTATAGCCTGCGTATGTCTGTATCAGACGTGCTAGCAATGCCTTACGAAGAATTCTTAGGTTGGTTCAAGTTCTTCAAGATCAGACCTGTGGGTTGGCAAGAAGATTATAGGACTTCATTACTACTTAATGCTCAAGGCGTTAAGAAAAAGGCGAGTGAAATATTCCCATCACTTAAAGCATTAGAAGGCGGTAGCAAGAGTAAAGGTATTGATCCTAATTTTATGCGTATGCTACAAGGTGCTGTTGGTGGAGATAAAAACTGGAAACCTATACTGGAGTAACTATGGCAAATTTAAGTGTGAAAGTTGACTTCAAAAAAGAACTAGAAAAATTAAAAGAAGAAGTCAAAGAAATTGCAAACGATAGCGTAATTGATCGCACTGAATTTGCTACAGCGGCTTTAGCAAGAGTAACCCCTATTGATACGGGTTATGCTAGAAGCAGATGGGTTTATAAGTTTGAAAAAAATAGTAGTAATGGGGATGTTATCGGTATTATCGATAATGATGCTCCCTACATCGGTATTCTTAACAAAGGACATTCAAGGCAAGCGCCTTCGTTCTTTATTGAGAAAACACTAATTGCAATAGGTGAACTCGAAGACCCTGTTGTTGATTATTTAGAAGAATAATCTTATGCCCTAGATGGTGATCTCTTATTAAAGGGGTTTTCATCTAGGGCATTTTTATTAAGGAGAAAGAAGAATGGCAGTTCAAATTCAAGTCCGTTCGGATTCCTCGCAAGCACAGGTAGATTTAAAGAAACTAGAATCATCACTAAAGTCGGTACAAACCAGCGCGGAAAGTATCAACAAATCAATTAGTGGATTAGCAACTGCAACTAAAGTAGCTTTTGCCGCTTTACCTATTGCTGCTATCGGAACCGCCGCTATCAGAACAGCAGCTAGCTTTGAGACATTAAATGCTAGACTCGTTACAGCTACAGGCAGTACAACTAGGGCAGTACAAGCCTTTAGTGCCGTACAAAAGATTGTTGCTGCTACCCCCTATAGCGTTAGGGCATTAACTGACGCATACGCAAGACTTGCTACAACAGGTAGTAGAGCCTTTGCTAGTCAAGCACAAATTGAAAGAGGTATTCAGAATATCTCTGATGCCGTTGCCGCCGTAGGTGGTGGTGACGTAGAACTAAATAGAGTTGCTGTAGCCTTTGAAAGAATGGCTTCAGAAGGTCGTCTAACCGCTGAACGACTCAACCAAATTACTGACGCAGGTATCCCGCTAACTAAAATTGCGGATGCTATGGGTATATCAATGGGCGCATTGAGAAAAGAGAGTGAAAAAGGTAATTTGACCTTTGAAAAATTCTACAAAGCTTTTCAAAGTGTAGCGGAAGCAGCTGATGGTTTTGGTGGAGCAGCTTCAAGACAAGTTAATACGCTTAACGGCGCGTTCTCTAACTTAGGTGATGCTATTGCCATTACACAAGATAAGATGATACGTCAATCAGGGGTCTCTAAGATTCTTGTTAAAGGTATACAGTCAATTACGCAGAGCTTCCTTAACTTCGCTGATGGTCTAGAATTCTCAGTAGCTAAGGGCTTATTTAATATTGCATTATTTTACGATAATGCACGTTTAATACTTCTCGATATTGGTAAGCTATTTAATGAGTATGCAGGGAAGGCAATTTCTTTCCTCCCTGATATCACTATCGATACTGACACTATTATATCTGATATACGAGGTGCTCTTTCTCGTATAGATATTAGTGGTTCAGTTAAAGCCTATGCTATGAAACTTTCTGATTTCTTACCCGGTTTAGATACAGTACTAGCACTCATTTCAAAGTTTGGTCAAGCAGTTAAAGATATATTTTATAATATTTGGGATGCTGTAGTCGGGAACTCTTACTGGCCTGATTTAATTGAAGATATTACTATGTGGGCAGGTAAGCTCCTCGATATGGTGAAACCTCACCTTGAGAAGTTTAAGGCTTATGTATTTGACATATTTACAGGACTACGCACTGAGTTCAATAAGCTTTTCAAAGATATTTCAATTAAAATTGGTGTATCCGCAAATACGGGTGTTCTTAAAGAAGTAAACAGCTACGTTAAACGTATTAATGATAGCTTAGGTGAGTTAACAGAAAACGCTAAGAAAAGCGAGTTAGTTAAAAGGTTGTTTAAAGAGGTAAACAACGGTACTAGCGGATTACTTGATATCTATAACAAACTAGCAGCTAATAATGAATTTAACGCTTTACGTATATCATTTAATGCGGTTACTGTTGCTATAGGTGAGGGCTTGATTCCTCGGTTACTAGGCTTAGTTGGAGTCATAGCTGGTTTTCTTAAACTAGACACTGCTCAGTTAAAGCTAAGTATGACTGGTTTTATTGATAAGGTAAATATCGAAGGTGTTGGTACAGAAAAACTTAAAGCAGCAAAAGCAGTAATTGAGAGTTCATTATCAAGTGTTACTGACGCTACTGACGAGTTCAATAAAAAGGCTTCTAGCGGTTTGCTTGGATTTGAGACACCGGGTAAAATACTAGACTCTATCGGTACTACTATTGGTAGGGTGATGTCTCAAGCTTTTCTTGGGGCTACAAAAGAAAATGAGCTACAGCTTGCCGATATTTTCTCTTTAGCACTTGCTTTTGCTCTCAGTAAAGGTTTCCGTAATTTAGTTATAACTGGTGCTATTATAAAACTAGTTATTGGTGATCAGGGATTAAGCGAAGCCCTGAGTAAGATTTATACTTTAATCTCAGACTTCGGTAACAAGGTACTCGCCGGTGCAGGTATCTCTGGTTGGGTTGGTGGCGATATCCCCGGATTCCTTGCTGGCCTAATATTTGGTGGATTAACCCTCGCAGTAGTAAGTGGAAAGTTAACCCCTATTCTATTAGCAATTTCTAAAGCAATTGCGTTAAGACTATTCTTACCTAGCCTAATTAACCCTGAAACAGAAGCTAAAGAAGTAGGAAAAGCTAAAACACTTGGTCAGAAGATGGGTGGTGCTTTCCGTGGGTCATTCTCTATTGCTGGCGGTTTAGCAGGTACACTTATTGGTGGTCACCTATCAGAGGCGGCCTTAAACGCCTTTGGTGTAAAAGACCCGCTTACTCGTGCTGGTGTTGAGCTCGGTACAATTATTGGTACAGCAATGGCTTTTAGTACTATTGCCGCCTTTGCCGCTAGCAAGATTATTGCAAGTGGTGCTTGGTTATTAGCTGCTTTTTCATTACCTGTTATTAAAGCTGTTCTAACTAGATTAGCATTAAGCACCTTATTACTCGGTGCTTTATTTCCCAGTGTAAGTATTGTAACAACTGCTGTCGGTTCGTTATTAGCGACTATTGCTGCAGGTCTCTCCGCCCCTGTTATTCTTGCTGCACTAGGTATTGCTGCTGGTGGCTTCTTACTTTGGAATATTTTCTTTGGTGAAGAAGGCTCTTGGGGTTCTAAGCTCCAAACATTCTTAGCAACTGATGTTATCTCCCCAATTGTTTCTGCTTTAGATACCGCTTTTGCATTTATTGAAGCTAAGTTTAATGCTTTAAAAGCTACTGTTAAGGATTTCTTTTCATTTGGCTCTAGTCAAGGTGGTACAGGTGGTGGATTAATAATGCCAGAAGGCTATGCCACTGGCGGTAAAATCTCTGGTCCCGGTACTGGTACTTCTGACTCTATTCTTGCTCGTTTGTCTAATGGTGAATACGTAGTTAATGCTAAGGCAACTGCAAGTAACCGTGGACTTTTAGAACGTATTAACGGTGGTCTTCCCGCTTTTGCAGAAGGTGGTGTTGTCGGTAAACCTAAGAACCCTAATTTAACAGAAGTTTCTTTTCCTTATCTTGACCCTGACTTTACTGACAATCAATTAAATTTAATAAATTCATTGGGCGACTTTGGTTTTAAGACGAAGTTATCGTTAGCTGCTGGATTAGGTACTGCCCAAAAAGAGGCGGGTGCAGATCTAAGTCAACTTACAGAAGATACTGGTGATGGTACTGGTTTATTTAGTAGTAAATATAGAACTTTACTTGCAAAGTATAAAGAACATGGTATTGATAAGAGTAAAGGTGTTTGGGCTGTTTCTTTCTTCAGAGATATCGATAAAAAGTTTAAAGATAAACCTGTAACTGAAAGAGATGATTACCTTAGTAAATTACTGGTAAAAGATTTTCTAGGTTTTCAATACATGAAAGTTGGCGCTGGTAACCTAACTGCACAAGATGGTTGGGACTTCAGGGGTAGGGGCTGGTTACAATATACGGGCCGAGATGTCTACGATAATATTGGTTACTTGTCTGATCCTGGGTTACTAGGTAGTTCAATTGATGCTAACATAACTGCGTTACCTAAATATCTAAATTATAAAAAATTATCAGCTGATAAAGTAAATGCGTTAAAAACCGTTTCAGAAATATCACGCACATTAAACCGTGCAGTAAACCCGGGCAAGCCTTCGGACGCTAATAAGGTGGCTAGCTTTGCAACATCCAACCTTAAAAAGTTTGCCACAGGTGGAGCTATATCCGGTCCCGGTAATGGTACTTCAGACTCTATATTAGCCAGACTATCTAACGGTGAATATGTTGTTAATGCTAAAGCAACAGCTAATAACCGTAATCTACTCGAGCGCATTAATGCCGGTCTTCCTGCTTTTGCTCAAGGTGGTGGTGTTAACATGTCTAACCTTGCTGCTGCAACTGGTGGTGACTTGAATAGGTATGATTTCAGTAAGTTAACATCTCAAGAAGTCATAAAGCTAAATAAACAAATTACGGATTTGTTACAAGCTCAAAAGAGTGCAGATGATCAGTTACTACGCTCAGGTAAGGTTCAAGAGTACACACAAAAAGCATTAGATAACCTTAATGAGGTAACTACTAACCAACTTGTGCAGTACATGAAACCTACACCAGAACTCCTTAAAGCAATTCGTGATGACGCTAGGTCAACTAAGTCAAAAGAAATAGGTACAAATGCAGTAGGTGGTTTAAAGTCAGACTTTAGCGCAAACTTGCTAAGTTTGATTAAAGGCGAAAGTGACTTTAGTACTTTTGGTGATTCCCTTCTAAACTCTATTACAAGTAAAATTACTGAGACTACAGTGAGTGGATTTACTGAAGGTTTGTTTAGTGTACTTACAGCACCTTTAGAATCCTTTTTCTCAGGTAGCGCAGATAACGCGATGGGTGCGGGTAGTGGCTTTGGGGGATTAATCAGCGGAGTATTTGGTGGTGCGGCTTCCAGTAAACCAACGGGTACAGTTGATAATCCAACAGTTACGCAAGATGTTAACGATGTCAAATCAAAACTTAGTTCAATTAAGGCAGATGATGAAAAGAGTTCTCTGGTTGCAGTAGTAACGGATAAGCTTTCTTCTGCATTTGATAGCTTAAAGAATGGCTTTAGTACCTTATTTCCTGAATTAAGCAAATCATTAAGCGGTATGTTTGATGGTTTAATGTCTATTCTTGGCGGTGGCAGCGGCGGCGGCGGCTCAGGTATACTTGGCTTAATTAGCACAGGACTGTCTATCTACTCAGGCTTCTCCGCAGGGGCAGCTACCTCCTCACTCGCTAGTACCAGCTACAGTATCGCCCCTGCTTCTACAGGCGGTATGGGCTTTAAGCTAAAAGCGTTTGCTGATGGTGGTGTGGTTCCGGGTAATTACGGTCAAGCAACTCCTGTTATCGCTCACGCTGGAGAGGTTATTCTTAACCAAGCTCAACAGTCTCGCGTAGCTGCTGCAATGCAAGGTGGATCTTCAAATGGTCAACAACAAGTTAGTATCAATATTACTGGTGATATTAGCCAACAAACTCGTAGGGAGATTCTAATGATGAGTCCGCAAATTGCTGATATGGTTAGAAACAACTTTATGGAAAAGAGGATATTAACATAATGAGTACATATGAATTTTTAGGGAAATACCCTTATTTAACGCCTTTATCGATTACTTCGAATGAAGCAACACTGACATTTGATTCGCTAAACTTAAGACGCAAAGTTGTTAAAAAGAATGCTCAAAGATTTGAATTTGTTATTACTGTATCAGGGGGTCAGCGAGATACACTTCATGCTGACCTCATGGCTAATTGGTTAACGTATGGAGCCTCTATACCCTTCACTATTGAAGTACCGCAGCATCTTTATACAGATAATAAAACAGAAATAGCAACAGTAATCACAAATGTTGGCCAGTATAATGCTGGATCCTCTAGTATAACTATCACTTCTAATAGTAGTTATAAAATACCAGCAGGCCGTTTTATTAGATTTTCAAACCATAACAAGATATACGTTACTAAAAATAGTGTAGAGGTTAACTCTGGTGTTTCGATACTAGAGATTTCACCCTCATTAACTACTTTACTAGCTAGCACTACTACAGTGCTAGCTACGGATATACTAGCTACTGTTTTAAATGAACCAGAAAACTCTGTGTTTACATATGAGAGTGGCGTTATTCAGTCGGCAACTTTAAAGTTTATTGAAAAAATTTAAGTTAATGCAAGAGTTTGTTATTAAATGGACAGGAGATAAGGATATGCCAATGTGCTATTCTTATTTCTATGTCCCTGCTACAAAATCAGTTTTAAGAAGATACAAAGATGAAATCAAGAGACTTTGCATAGAAAACAACTATCCTGTTGTTTACTGCGTAGAGCCTTTTGATGACATCGATTTAAATAAGTTTGTTACAAAGATTGGCTTTAGGAAAGTCAGAAGCTTTTGTAAAGATAAACAATTTTTTAATTTATATAGGATGGATACAAGATGCTACAAGTGAGTCAAACACTTTTATCTGCAATAAATAACCCTACAATGATTGCCTACTTTTTAGTTAAGGTAGGTAATTCTTTTGGTGTTACAGATGCACCATATGATATTGAGTATAGTAGTTTCAGCTACTCAGCTGATGGCGGCTTAGCTTCAATCTCACCACCAAAAGCAGAATCAGAAATATCAAGGGATTTATTTGAGATACAGTTAGGTGACGTCACAGGCATTTACCGCGAATTCTTTGATAGTCAAAGCGTAGGTATTCCAATTGAAGTTTTATGTGGATTTATCGACACTGAGCTAGGTTCGCCTATAGGGGAATACTTACCTGTTTATGTAGGTAAAGTAAGCAAAATTAGCTGGTCTACTAATGCTAATTCACCCATGGTAGTAGTACAGAGTTCAGGACCTTTAACGAAGTTAAAGCAAGTAACTGAGAGGTCTACAAACTCTTCTAACCAACAACTTTATTACCCGGCGGATACCTCTATGGACTATGCATATAATGCTACTAACGAAGCAACAATCAAATGGGGGGGTACTACATAATGAGTGTAGAAACAATCATCATTCTTCAGATTTTATTTACAGCTGCCTCAATAGTATACCAACAAGAACAAGCGAAAAAGATGAGGGAAGCCGCCAAAGATAGGGCGGCGACAAGGAATGTAAGGGTATCAGGGTCAAATAACCCAATTCCAATAGTATACGGTTATTGTCGCATCAGCAATCCAATTAATGTTTTTACAAACACAAGCAGTACATTTAAGTTACCAACCGTTTCAAATGAAACAGCACTTGGTGATTTGACAGCTTTCAATGGTGATAGGAATGAAACACTTATTACCCAGCATGTACTCAGCTCTGCTGAATTGTCTAAGGTAGTTTGGGCAGACATTGATGATGTTACATTTGACGATACTAAGTATAAAGCTTATTATAAGAGCTATGTAAATAAGTCGGGAAATAGTACCTTGTCTTCTTCGACATTGGGTAGATTATCGACCGCTACCTTTAATAATCTAGCTTATTCTACCGAATTCTTTAAGATGAATAGGGACGAACCGCAGTACCAAGGTAAGCCTAACGTTGCATACTATGTACAAGGTAAGAAGATCAGAACTATAACAAATGGTGTACTGTCTACTTCAAGAGTATTCAGCAATAACACTGTATTGGTTTTATTAGACTATCTATTAGATGCCGAGTTTGGGCCGGGTATGTCCCTTAGCGACATAGACTTGAATAGCTTTGAAACAGCAATTTTAGTTGCAAATCAAGTGGTTAGAGCTAATGCAGAAGTTGGTGGTAAAATTTACGAAAAACAGGAGATTACAACTCGTAATATTCTACGTCATGAATTTAACGGTACGATTTACCCAGACAAGGATCATGCAGCTAACATTGCAGAAATATTAAATCCTGTTGTAGGTTGTATACTATTTCGGTCTTCTACTGGTAAATTAAAGTTAAGTGTACCAAACCCTGAAGTCTCTACTATTTCTCAAGTAGTAGGTACTATCAATGATACATATCTTATTGATGATATTAACTATAGTCAGTCTGACACAAACGCAAGAGCTAACCAAGTTAAAGTAGCTTACGCAAACAGTAAGAAAGATTTCGCCGCAGATTCCTACGAAGAAACAAATACAGTATACAAATCTCAGGATAACAATGTCCCACTAATTGCAGACATCAATTACAACGGTGTTACAAATGTATATCAAGCAGAAGGTATTGCTAAAGTAACTATGAATGAATCACGAGTTTCGACTTATTCATTTAAAACTTCTCATGAGTGTTTAATATACGAACCCGGAGATATCGTTCTGTTAAGTAGTGACTTTAACGACTTATCACGCTATATCCGGATTACTAACATCAAGATGAATAGGGATTTTACGTTAGATTTTGAAGGATTAGATTACGATAGCTCAATCTACAGTTATACTTCTTCTGCTGTTGAATTACCTTACTATAAGAGTGATTTTAATTTTCAATTAGATCCGCCAAAGAATATTACTGTAACACCTAATGAAACAGGAAACAGTGCTTTTGGTATTGCTCGGCTAGATTGGGAACCCCCTGAGTCTGGGTTTCCATCAAGATATATTATAGAATATACCACCGCTTTAAATCCAACTAAGTATGTTGTATTTGGAGAATCACTTGATACTAGCTTTAATATTAACGGCCTTAGATCTGGGAGTTATATATTTCATGTAAGATCGAGGAGTTTAATAGGAAAAGTCTCAGCGAGGTCATCTACTCCACTTTTAAACTTTTCACCAAAGCCTCCTTTAAACTTAACCTTTACTCCAAACTTTGAGGGAGTATACGAGAAAGGTTCTGGTGTACTTTCTTGGATTACCTCTACTGATACTTTCTTTAGGAGATTTTTAGTAGAGTACTCAGACGGTACAACTGCTAGAAAACGGCTGGGCTATACCACTGATACTGAATTTGTTATTGACCTTGGAGTAGGTACATACAATTTTTATGTTAGCTCTGAAAGTTTTTCAGGAGAAATATCAGAAAGTTCAAACCTAGAAAGTAAGGTTATTTTAATCGGTGCCCCTAGAAACTTAACTTTTGAATTAAATAATTTTGTTAATCAAACACAAAGTATGATTGTTGGAACATTACAGTGGGAATCACCTACTAGCTATATTCCTAATCGTTATATTATCGAATACAGATTGCCATCTTCTAATGAATATAAACGGCTAGGTAATGCAACAGGTTTGACATTTGAAGTTTCGGGTCTAACTGTAGGTACCTATGTCTTTTCAGTAAGATCAGAGTCAGTAAGGGGCTTGTTATCTGAAAGAATAGAGAATATCGCTACTGACTTATCTGTTCCAAATGTAGATAATTTAAGTTATGTAAGAAATACAACTAATAGCTCTGCAAAAGGGCTTGGTGTATTATCGTGGGATCCCCCTGCCAATTATAGGGCAAAGCAGTATCTAGTTGAGTATACTGATTCTGATAATAATACACTTGAATATGCAATAACTAAATCCAATTCTGTTATTCTTAAAGGTATAGATAAAGGCACTTATAATTTTATAGTTAAAACAGAGTCTTTTACAGGAGATTTCTCTCTTGATAATAACTCGTTAAATATTATCTTTTCAACACCTATAGTAACAGATTTAGCTTTCTTATACGATTTAAACGATACTGATTTAACTTCAGTAGGTACCCTTCGTTGGTTTGCACCAAAAGATACGGGTATTGATAGATATCTAATTAGTGATCGTTTATCAAATTCAGAAAATGAATTTATTATTCTAGGGGAATCTAAAGTTACATTCTTTAAGCTTGGAACATTAAAATCAAGCCTTTATGATTTTTCAGTTATTGCAGTAGATGTAAACGGTTTAGAGTCTAGTCCTGTATTGGTTACAAATATTAATCTTTTTGTACCGAGTCCTACAAATATATTCGTTGTAGAAAATACTTCTAGAAGAACAGATCTTGGTTCAGGGACACTTAGCTGGTCTGTACCTAATGAATTTAATTTTAAAGAATTTATTGTAGAATACAAAGCAGAAAGTGATACTAAGTATAACTTTATAGGTAAAACAAACAACTCTTTTATGGTTATACCCCAGTTAGAAGGTGGTAACTACACATTTTATGTAACTACGGTTTCTCAAGGAAATGAACTTTCTGAAAAACTTGAATCATTACCATTTGAACTTGTTGTTGATTCTCCAACAGGTATTTCTTTTTTACCAAATCAAAACACGGAAAATAGCATTAGTCTTGGCACTTTGACTTGGGCTGTTCCTGTTAATGCAAAACCAAAATTTTATACAATTGAGTATAAAACTGCAGTTGAAGAGCTGTTAGACCAACCGGGTGATGAAAGCTTTTTCAAACCCTTAGGCGTTACCACTAATAATCAGGTTGATGTTACCAATCTAAAGCAAGGGAATTACGTATTCTCAATTATTTCAGAAAGCAAATTAGGTATTAAGTCTGACAGAATAATTTCTGGAGTAATTTCTATTGTACAACAACCTCCTACAGGAGTAACTTTTACATCAAATAATACCCTTTTGAAAAGCGGAGGTAATGGTGCCCTCTCTTGGACACCTGGCCTTGGCTTAGTAGCAAAAGAATATTTAATTGAGTATCGTATTGAAAGTGCAGAAGAATACGAGATATTAGGTACTACTTCTAGTAATACTTTTGTTATAAATAATATTGATTCTGATATTGAATATGAATTTTCGGTAACAGCAGTAGGTTACAATGAAGAAAAATCAATTCGTAGTTTATCAGAGATTTACAATTTTAGAGTTCCAACGGTAATTGATGTATTGTTTACAGAGAATATAACATATTCCACTTTAGGGTTAGGTGTGCTGTCTTGGAAACCTCCACAAGATTATCAGCCATTGCAATATATTATTGATTACAGCATCAATGGAGCAAATCAATGGCAGAGATTGGGTGTTACTGTTTCAACTTCTTTTATTGTTAAAGATCTCTCAATTGGTTCTTACGATTTTGCAGTATCTGTGCGATCAATTAGCCTAGACGTATCTTTACCAAACTTAGAAGAAAATATCTTTTTAGATGATGGTTCACGGTATGCACCCGGTATTAGCTTATCTGAAACATTAACTGAATCGCAAGATAATATTACAACTAATTTATTAGTAAGTTTAACAACTATACCTAGCATTTTAGCGAATTCTTACGAAGTACAATATCAAAGAAACGGAGAAATTTCTTGGACAGGACTGGGCCGTTTAAACAAAACACAGGATGAGGAAAAAATTTTAGTTAACATTTTAAATGTTACTGATTTAACTTTATACTATGTAAGAGCAAGAACCATTAGTGTAAATGAAAATACGAGTAGTTGGAATACGGTATCAAAAAATGTAGTGGGTAAAACAGCACCACCTTTAGCACCAACGGTGTTGAATTCTGATATCATAGGTAGTAGTCTAATGTTAAGTTGGGAACCCTCAACAGACGTAGATCTTTCACATTATATTATTACATACGATGAGAATATTCCCGGTGGAAGTTATGCGACTTCTATAACACTTATTGATAAGATTGCAAGACCAGCTACAAGCTGCTTTGTTCCCGCTAAATCAGGTAAATATTTTATTAAATCAATAGATAAGTCTGGGCATATAAGCCTAGAGGCTACTGAAACAGTAGTTACTACTAATTTAAATTATATTGAAAATCTTAATGTTATTTCACAAATAGATGAAGACCCTAGCTTTTCAGGCACAAGAGACGCAACTGTATTAAAAGATATTGACAATTATTTATATTTAGATGCAACTAATTCTTATACTGAGGGTTATTACTACTTTAGTAATACAGTAGACTTAGGTGCAATATATACTTCAAAAGTATCTTCTATACTGCAATTTTTAAGATTAGATTCTTCTGGGGCTTTTGATTCTTTTAGTGGCTTTTTTGATTTAAGAACAGGAAACTTTGATGGACCTGATTACCCTGATGATATTGATGTCTCCTTTGAAATTAGATATCGTAATATAAACACAGAAGCTTGGTCTAATTGGAAAAGAATTACAACAACAAGTGTAACTACTAGGTATATGGAATTCAGAATTAAATTAATAAGCGAAAATAACAGCGTATCACCTCAAATCAGAAAGCTAGGCGTTGCAATAGATATGCCTGATCGGGTTGTTAGCGGCTCTAATATAACTTCTGGAACAAACCTTTATTCAGTAATTTATTCAGGTGGTGCTTTTAAAGAACCCCCTTCAATTGGTATTGCTACTCAGAATATGGTTTCTGGCGATTATTACACAATAACTTTAAATACAACATCTGGTTTTAGTATAGTTTTTAAAAATTCTGCTAACACTATAATTAATAGAACTTTTGACTATGTAGCAAAAGGATATGGAAAGGTCGAACAATGAGTATTCATGACATGAACATTGCTAACCAAACGTTCCCGGCATTTAGGGCAGACCTAAATAATGCTCTGGGAGCGCTTGTTAGTACTTCTTCAAATCTTACTGCTCCTACCACTACGTATGCTCATCAATTTTGGGCAAATACAAGTGCTACGAGTACTGTTTTAAAAATAAGAAATAAGGCAAATAATCAGTGGATTAATATTGGTGATATTAATGAAGCAACTAATATTTTTATTAGTGGTTCTGCAAGTAGCTCTAGCTCTGCAGGTTATGCTTCTACAGTTACGGTTGCAGCAAGAAACACTACAAATGCAGATCATTTTGTAATGTTTGCAACAGCACAAACAGGTAATTTACCTACCTATACGGATAGTGGATTAAAGTATAACCCATCTACAAATACATTAACTGCAAATTTAGTAGGTTTAGCCTCTAGCGCTACTACAGCTGCTGCTTGTACGGGCAATTCCTTAACAGCAACATCTGCTACTTCAGCTACAAAATTAAGTACAAACAGAACTAATTGGGTTACTGATAATAAGGTAAACGTAGTTGGTCAACTGGGTTGGTGGGCTAACGGGAATAATTCAACAATTTTTGATGTTTCTAATGGAACTGCCCCTAGCGGAACTTCAACAATTTTAAACAAAACAAAGGCTGATGTTGCATGGGTGGAAGGTTCACCTACCCTAGTTGGTTGGAATGGTACTTCTACACATGGTGTCAGGGTTGACTCTGCCCGAGTTGCAGATAGTTCAGCAGCCTCTACTACTTCTACAACAGCTACTACTTCTAATAATGTTAAAGTTGCAAAAGATCTTACAAATAATTTGCCTACTTCTGCTACAAGGCATTTAACCTTTGTTGGTACAGAAGCAGCTACCCAAACAAGTGTTTTAACTAATGCAGATTTAACTTATAACCCTTCTACTAAAACACTAACAGTTGCTAATTTAGCTGGTAACGCCTTAACTGCTACCTCTGCGACTTCTGCAACAACAGCTGGTTTTGCGACTTCTGCAGCTTCTGCAACAAATTCAACGAATTCAACGAAAGTGCTAGTTGCTTTAGATACCGACAGTAGTAGTTCTACTGTAAGATATATTAGTTTTGTTGGTGGTACTTCTGGTAATCAGGGTGTTTATGCTGATAGCGGTTTAACTTATAATGCACAAAGTGACAAGCTAACCGCATCAACATTCAAGGGTAGCTTAGAAGGTAACGCCTTAACTGCTACCTCTGCGACTTCTGCAACTTCTGCGACAACAGCTACAAATGCAACTAATGCTTCTAAATTAAGTATCACTGCGGATAATACAGGAACAACCAGCAAACCTCTCCTATTTGCAGGGGCTACAACAGGTAATCAACTTGTTTATTCAGATACAGGATTAGCATATAAACCAGATACGAATACACTTTCTTGTGCTGTATTTGCAGGCAATTTAACAGGGAACTTGATCGCGGCAACACCAACAGCATCAACAGCTGCTGCGAATACAAACACTACACAAATAGCAACTACTGCTTTTGTTGCTAATGCTGTTTCTAAAATTAATACTTTATCTTCCTTTACCATAGAAGAAAGTGGAGGTAACTTATTAATTAAGCATAATAATACTACAGTGGCGAAGATTACATCTTCCGGTCAATTTATTACTGCTAGCACTATAACTGCGAACGGTACTCCTTAGTAATTAAAGTAAGAGCTTGATAGGGTATTAAAGACTTTAAAGTTTTTGCCCTATATTTTACTATTAATAGTAATGTTTTTCACTACCTAGAGTAGTTTTAATTTAACGTAACTAAACAAATGATAGACGTACCTGTACTCAAGCTCTACTCTGCAATTAATGAAGATCTGCGTAAAGATACTTACGAAATTTTAAAGGCAGTTAGTTTTGACGTAACTGTTGAAAACATTTAACTTTTTACCAGGGGACTTTAAAGAAGAGAGTACCCCTCCTAAGTATTTATATTAGTATAACCAACCACCCTTTAGGGTATCTCTATAACCTATCTCCATCTGAGGATCGAGGAAAGGAAAATATGTCAAGATCAAAAATAACATCTTCATCTAAGGATTTAGTAACAGACGATGGCTCTGTTTTATTTTCTGTAGTTCAAGGTGAACAACTACACTTTAGTTTTACGCTAGGGTGGTTAACTAATATCAGTGATTACACAATAGTTGCTAAGGTAATTGAAGGCAACAATATTGGTGATGGTGCTAAACCATTAACCGTATCTGATAATCCTGCAATTATAACTTTACCCATTCTAGAAAAAGATGACACAGATAATCAATTTAAATTAGTTATCCCTTCCTCTTTAACTAACGAATGGGCCACTCAACCAACACCCGATAAACCTGTATATGGCTTTATGGATGTTGAGGTACAAGATACCGGATTAGGGAATCTACAACAAATATGGAAACCTATTCGCGGCTTAATCGAAATTCGTTTCTCTCCAACTGAACAGGTGTAAGTATGACTAACTATAATATTACTGTAGGTCCTAATGAGATAACAGCAAACTTAGAAACAATACAATATCAAGTATCTTTATCCCGTACTGGTGGTCAAGGTACTCAAGGTATTCAAGGTATTCAAGGCTATAGTGCGTATGAATTAGCCGTACAAGCTGGTTTTGTAGGTACTGAACAAGAATGGTTAGATGCTTTAGCATTAACAGCCGAATCAATGGCAGCTAGTGCCTCTGCTGCTCTACTGAGCGAAACTAACGCTGTTATTTCAGAAACAAACGCATCCACATCTGCAAGCAGTGCGTCTAGCTCTGCATCTACTGCCACAATTAAAGCTTCTGAAGCAAGTGTTTCAGCTACTAATGCCGCTAATTCAGAATCTGTATCCATTACAAAAGCTTCAGAAGCAAGTGTCTCTGCTGCTAATGCCTTAATTTCAAAGAATAGTGCTGCTAGTAGCGAAACAAATGCTGCTACATCTGCAAGTAATGCTGCTACATCAGCTTCTGCTGCTTCTGTCAGTGAAATTAATGCTGCTGCTTCTGAAACAGCCGCTACCTTGTCTGAGGATAATGCTGCTGCATCTGAGTTAGCTTCTGCAACCTCTGCTACTAACTCTGCTACTTCCGCAAGTAATTCTTTAGCTTCTGCTAATAATGCTTCTAGTAGTGCTATTGCCTCTGCTGATTCCGAAACAGCTGCTGCTTTGAGTGCAACAAGCGCGTCTTATAGTGAATCTGCTGCAAGTATATCTGAAGTTAATGCTTCTAATTCAGAGTCTAACGCTGCTATAAGCGAAACTAATGCTTCTGATAGTGAAGACAATGCAGCTACTTCTGCCGCTGAAGCTTCTACAAGCGCATCTAATGCGATTGTTAGCCAATCAGCTTCAGCTACTTCTGCTACAAACGCATTTAACAGTGCAACTGCTTCAGAGACTTCTGCTTCTAACGCTTCTGTTTCTGCTAATGCCGCACTAGCTAGCCAGCAAAATGCTGCGGGTAATGAAGTAAATGCTCAGACATACGCTCAAAGTGCCTTAGCTTCTCTAGCTGCTGTTAACCTAGTATTTGATAACTTTGATGACCGATACCTCGGTTCAAAAGGATCAGATCCAACCTCAGATAATGACGGTGACCTTTTAATTGCAGGCACAGTATACTGGAATACAACGGCAGGTGAAGTACGTTTCTATAACGGTTCTGTATGGGAAGCACCCTCTACAAGCGCAACTAATTCAGCCACTTCAGCTTTAGCAAGTAAGAACGCTGCGGCTACGTCTGCAAGTAATGCTGCTACTAGTGCAACAGACTCTGCTTCTTCCGCCTCTACTTCTGCTTCTAACGCTTCTGGTGCATCTACTTCAGCAACCAATGCTGGAACAAGTGAGACCAATGCTGCTACCAGCGCTTCTGCATCTGCTAATAGTGCTTCTAACGCTGCATCTAGCGCTGCATCTGCTGCCAGCGCCTTAGATTCTTTTGATGATCGTTACTTAGGTGCTAAGTCTTCTGCA